TGCCGACCGTGATGCCGTCAAGCGGGATACGCCAGAGAGGCATGTACGCGTCACCCGCGCCGAACAATATCTTCCCCGACGGAATGGTCGGATCAGCGGCAGCAGTCGCATTCGGCGAACCCTTCAACACGACCAACTCCACCAGCTCATTACCGGTCTTGGAATCTCGATGGTAATGCGCGCAAATGATGTCATTGCGTTTCATGCCCTGCGACCCGTTGGAAATCGTCACCGATTCCGCCGACGTGATATGCCAGTCCAAACCCTGGATCGACGCGCAGCCCGTGCCAATCGTGGCCTTGTTCGCACTGCCCATCGTGCATTTCAGCACGTCACCCCAATCAAACACCATATCGGATTTGCCGAATTTGGCCTGATGGATGATCGCCTTGTCCTCGCTTGAAATGTGCGCGACTCCGGCCTTGCCGTCAACCAGTTCGATGGTCACTGTCCAACCTCCTTCAACCATGCTTCAAAAGATTCATCATCCTTCTGCATGAACGTCATGAAAGACGCATTGCATTGGGAACACAATTCGTAGATGTCGGGCGCCACATCATCCGCGATGCGGGTCGCCTTGCCAGCCGAATAGCGGCGCACGGTGAACCATTCCCGCGCCTCCGTATCGCCAGCTGCGACATACGCGGTCTTACCGCACTTGTCGCACACGTACTTCGAGTAACCGTCAGACTTCACTAGCCAATCCTTTCAAACGTAAAACAACCAAGCGAAGGCAACTGCCTCCACGTGCCGCCGAAATCAACAGAAGGGTCAACACCAGTAGTGTTCATCACCACATAGCCGATCGGGAACACGACCCTCCCGGAAGCGCCGTCGCCGACATGAGCGCTGATCACACCGTCAACGGAGACTATCGTGCTGCCGTCCACCTTCACGCCACCCAACACGTCCGTGGACGCCTTCGGCAGCGTGTAGGCGTTCGCGCCCCGTTCGACAGAAGCGAGCTTCGACCGCTCGTCATCGGTCATCATGCCTGATTTGGCACTGTCGGCAACACTCTTCGCGTCAGACGCAATCGACTTCGCATTCTCGGCGGTCTTGTTCGCCGCGCCAATCTGCGCCGCAAAATCGGAAGCGGTCTTGTTCGCCGCCTCCGCAACCTGCTTCACGGCATTCAAATCATCCGAATCCACTTCTGCGTTGATCGTGCTGCCGGAAATCGACAAGCCACGTCCAGCGGTAAGGCTCACACCACTAGTCGAACCCGAAGAGGAAGACGAACTCGTGTAATTCGAGTATTCCGTCTTCGAGGAAGCCGCGTCGCCAACCTCATACGATACGAACAGCAAGCCGCCAGACAGTTTCACGATCTTCTTCAACACGACGGCAGTAACCGTCAAGCCGGTAACATGATCGCAGCCTGCGACCCTATCGCCAACATCAAGCGACAAGCCGTCATGCACGGTCACATCGACAGCGCCGGCGCCCTGCAAATCCTGCAACTGCTTCTTCGTCTGCTTGTCCAACTCGTCCTTCTCGGCGGACGAATAATCATAGACGGCTGCGATCTCGTCACGTCCCTTGAACGTGCAAGCGCTCGACACTTTGCCGGAAGCGTCGGCATAATAGTTGATGACCAGACGATTCTTCAAATCACCCTTGCCCAAGCCGATCATATGGTTGGTACGCCGGTAATCCTTCGTGATGGAAAAATCAATCAGGTCGGAATCGACCGTATCATTATGGTCAACAATCGGCTGGGCATACATCCATATCGTACCGTCAACCTCCTGAAACATGAGTTTCAGATCATTCGCTGCCAGCATCCTGCGGATGCCATCATACGCGGTGCAATACCGGTCGAATTGGAACGTTGGAATGGTTTTCGTGGAATCCGCGCGGACCTTGAACACGTCAGACAAGCCAATACGGACCAACAGGTTCGACAACACCTGATTCACGGGGCCGGACACCTTCAGATAATCCTGCCCCGAATCAGGCTGCAACACCTTACCGGCCAACATGCCGTGCCAGCTCCGACCGGAATACGTTACGACGCTCACGCCGTCCGACAGTTCGTCCTTCATATGATCGACGATGCCGCCAACCTCGGTCCCGTCAACATAGACAAGACCACGGTCTGGCAACACGGTACCGTCATACAACGTCAGTTCGAAATCATTCTCACCCGACCCCCACGCGCAGTCAAACAAGCAATCCGAAACCGCATGGAACGGCACGCCATTCTCGTCGGCGCAAATCAAATCAACCAAGTCGGGTCCCCATTCTCCTCGACGACCGTAAGATCAAAACCGAAACCGGAACCCAACTCGACCACGCTCGAACCAGCCGGAATAGGTTGGAAAACATACTGTCCACGATTCAAACCGGAACCGCGCACACCCCACGAAAACACGTTCCGCAGAGAACCATCCGCACCATGCAGCATGATCGACTTCTTCAACGAGTCAACCCTCACGTAAGCGCCAGCGGGAACATCACCATTCAACCGGTACACGTTCCCGCCAATCGTCAACGACGGATTCGAAACAGCCCCATATATGACCAGACGAAACGGCATCGGAACACTCATACGATTAGACACCATGCATGACGGACGCGAAACAGCCAGATCATAACCCATGTCAGTAGGCAAATCCAAGCCAGACGCGGCAGACCCGGACACAGGCTGATACGACACGGTACCAGCCTCATGCCGCCACACGCCATCCAACAAGACGAACGAAAGCGCACACACAGGGTCGGAAGAACCCGGATGCGAGGAAGCCTCGGACTTCACCGCATAACACGATTGAGTCCAAACCTCCCCCGCACCATTCACCGCTTCCAACCGTCCCGGCTTGCCTACGGCCAGATCAGCGTCAACAGCCCGCATGAACGAGTCGAACGCAGCCGCATCGCCATAATGCACGTCAACGGAAACCTCCCGACGTTTCCTCGAAACGCCAGTCAACCCGCCGTTACGCACCGTGTAATCCCATTCACGGCCACGCAACTCCAACGCGCCCTCGAAATCAACGGTCTCATAATCCGATACGTCGAACCGTTTACCGGTCAGACCACTCACATACGCAAGCTCACCTGCCACGACTGGCCTCCAATACATCACGGACGAAATCACGCTTGCTCGGCCAAGGACTGCTGTTACGACTGATCTCCCCGCCGATACCATCACGGAAGCCCGCAACCTCACGACGCAGATCATTCACGGCGGACACCAGTTCACGACTCGAATCAGGAACCTGAACATTCACCTCATACAAGCCGGACATCATCTTCTCCACACGCCCACCAGACGCATAAGCACTGCGACTCATATCGACAGCACTACGCGCATACGACGTGCGAGCATGAGACACGGCCTTATCCAAATCACCGGTAGCGTTCAACACGTTCAGGAAATTCGGGCCGACAGTACGGTCAAGCTTATCCACCGCAGCGGCACGAATGACATGCTCGCCATTGGACAGCCATGCGGGAATAGAATCAGACGTGCCAGTACCAGGGCCATAAATACGGCCACCAGTGGCCTTCGGAATCGTACCGTATCCAATATGCTCACCTTGGTTGCTTCCGGTAGTGACGAACTGTGTGGTGACGGTGACAGTCCTGCTCTGCAAAGCCCTGATTGAATCAGCTAGTGCGTCAACTTCAGGTTTTCCTTCGGCTGTCGCCTTCTCATAGGCGTCCCAAGCAAGAGGAATCGACTTGATGGCATCACGCAACGCGTCGGCACCGCCCTTACCGGACTGGATGGCGTTCTGATACGCGTTCCACAATTGCGGAATATTCCTGATGGCCTGATTCAACGAATCGGCATCCGTCTTGCCAGTGACCTCGGCGGAAACCTGAGCCAACGTTTCTTGTGGAATCAGACTCAACGCGATACTCAAAGCATCCACCTGGTCTTTACCTTGGGTGTTAGCGTTCAAATATGCTTCCTTCAACTTAGGAACCTGCATAATCGCATCAGTCAAAGCATCCAAATCAGTCTTGCCTTGAGCCTTCGCGGTAACATAAGCATCCTTCAACGCCGGAACAGACTCAATCGTCTCCTTCAACGCATCAGCATCGCTCTTGCCTTCCGTAATGGCTTGGAGATACACCTTCTTCAATTCGGGAACCTTCAAGAGAGCCTGAGTCACATCATCGACGGCAACAGCAACAGGACGCCCATCGGCATCCAACACGACCGTATGCTTATGGTCAGCCAACTTTGAAATAAGATTGGACAAGTCCTCGGCATCAGTCTTGCCGCTCCAAATCGAATTAAGAATCATCTCCTTGATTTGCTTACGATTGCCGTCAGGAAACAGATAATCAATCTGTTCGACAACATTCGCAAGCTGCATCTGCGCATTCAACGTCTGAACGCTTATCTGAGTCTTGACTTCCTTCGGAGTCATCAACAGACTGGAGTTCAATCCGTCAACGGCGGCGGCGTCCAAACCAGCGGCACTGGCCTGAGCGTTGAAATTGCTGGACAATTCCTTCTGCTTGGCAAGCACTTCCTTCTGCGACTTGCCCTGCTTAATCATCGCATTCAGGTAATCGTTCGAACTGGAAGCCAAAGCGGTCAACGAGTCGGCGGCGGTACGGCCAGCCTCGGTCGTGTAATCGAAGTTCTTCTTCTGAGCATCCCAAACACGCTGGCCTTGCGAATGAAGATCATTCACGGTCTTCACCGCGTCGCCAACCTGCTGCAACGTCTTAGCATAACTGCTTTCCGCAGCGGCGGCCTGAATGTTCGCGTTGCGCTGGGACTCGATCTGCGACGCCAAAGAGCTTGTCACGGTAGCCAACCGCTCCTTTTTCTCAGTGGTGCTCAACAGGCCATCGGCAATCTCCTGATAGCCTTGCCCCTCGTTCAGAAGCGTCTGCACGTAGTTCGCGCTCTTACCAGCGGCGGTAGCCTGTTCCTGCAAAGCATCGGTCTGCTCTTTACGAAGCTTCTGCAATCCCTCACGGGCAACCTGAGCGGCCTTACCTTGCGCGGATAGGTTATGCACCATGTCGCCGGTAGCGGAATTAGTACTCCAACTACTGCCAGCATCCTCGATGCGTTGCAGATTCTTGATGTACTTATCAAACTCGGCATTAGAACCGGAAGTGGCTTTCGACGCTGCGGTCTCACTCTCGCCTATACGTTTCAAAGCATCAGAGACACTATTGAAATCTTCGGCGGAAACCTCACCGAATTTGAATTTGTCCAAGAAGTCACGGCTGGTATTGAGATTGTTCTTCACAGTCGAACCGAAGTTGTCCAAACGGTTCTTAAGACCTTCAAGCGAAGAAGCCTGATCGGACAATGCGTTTGGTGTCGCCTTAGCCGCCTCGTTGAACGATTCAACCTCAGCCTTACCTTTGGACACATGCTGGGAATACGCGCTGAAAGCCGTACCGACAACAGTCAATCCAGCAGTCAACGCGATACCGGCAGGGCCACCGAACGCGCCCATCAACACGGTTCCAGCATCAGAAGCCACTGTCTTCAACCCGCTCAAAGCGCTCTTAACAGGAGAAACGCTCGAACGAACCGACCCAACACCCTTGGCGGCACTGGCCGCATTCGCACCCAACATGACGGCACCTTCTGCGGCAAGGCGGGTCTCAGTACCGGTCTTGGCGACCGACACGGCAGTCTTCTCAGCCTCGGAGGACATCTCCTTCATGCCCTTCGTGGAAGAAGTGAACATGCCAGCCACATTCCCGTACATCATCGCGTCACCGGTCAGATTGGCAGCGGTACTGTTGCGTTCCAAACGCGCCATAGCGGCAAGAAGCTCAGTGAACTTGACCTTGGTGCTGTCAGCCGTCACACCCAACTGACGTAACGTGTTCTGATACTGCATCGTGCTTTGGATGTTCTCCAAAGCACCGCTCTTCAACGCCGTCCACGCGGCCTTGCCAGCACGACCGAACGTCATCCACAAGCCCAACATGCCCTGAATCGGAGCTGGGAGCTTCGAGAAAGCCTCACTCAACGCGCTCGTGGCGTTGGCGATGGTCTCAATCGTAGGAGCAGCCGCCTTCAACGAGTTCGCAAGAGTGCCGCCGAACGTCTTCGACAACTGGCCCGCCATGCGGACAAGACTCGAAAACATCGGAGACGTGGACGCGATGCTCGAAGTGACCATGCTCAGACCATCACGAACATCACCGGAGAACGTGCGGATGCTACCCGAAGTGCCGGAAGCCAGCTTCGAGGTGTCGGCCACGAAATTACCGGTCAACTGACCAAGATTCATCATCGTACCGGCAAGATCGTTCCGCGACTCGTTCGCAGCATGTCCGATATCGGCGAAAGCGTCACGCACGCCCTTCTGGGCGTCCCTAGCGCCAGTCACCCAAGCACGCAGCGTATCCTGAGCGCTCATGGAGTTAACCGCACGGTCGGCACGCTGCAACACGCTGCTGAACTGCTCGATGCCATTCTGGTATTGGGCAATCGGAGCGAACGCACCTTGCGCGATACCCTTCAACGAGCGAAGGGACGAGCCAAGATAACCAGCCTGCTCCTTGACTTCGGACATGGCCTTGTCAACACGGTCGGAGTCATCCATCACGTTCTCGGCCCACTTGGCGAACCAAGACGCATCCTCGCTCAACCATTGCGTGAACTGCGGCAGATACTTGCCGCCGACCATGCCGATATGGGACAATGCGGTAATCAGGGATTCGGCACCGGGAACGAGATTATCCATCGACTCGTTCGCACGGTCGAAGACAGCCGGCAGCTCGTTCGCCTGATAGGACGCCTTCACGGCGAGCATGAGCTTTTCGACTATCTCGCCCTCATGCTTGGCGAGAGTGCTCATCTCCGGCACCAGCGAATCGCCTATCGCGTTCGCCGTATCCATGATGGCGGGCTTCGCCTTGCCATAGAACGCATCCTGCACGTTCTGGGAAAGCTGGGACAGCTTCGTGTTGGCGAAGTCGATCTGGCTGCTCCACGTATCGCCCTTGTCGCCGTAGATCATCTTGAACGTGGCGAACGCGGCACCCAATCCTGTCAACGCGGCAGGAGCGGCATAAGCGGCCTTGGAAAGGCTCACGATGCTCTTACCTAATCCGCCGACCGTACCGGCGACGTTCACTGCACCAGCGCCGATATCGGACAATACGGTGCCGACAAGCGCTAGACGTGGAACCTTCTTGTCCAACGTGTCGAACAGGTTCACAAGATTCTGGAACTGGTTCTCGACGCCCTTCAAGCCGGACGCGCCATACGTCATGCCGTTGAGAATCTTGCCGATGTCAGTTCCATGGAACTTGGCGAAGATGTCAATCGTGCGCGGACGGGTGAAATAAGCGAGATGGGCGCGGGCCAAAGCGGTCTCAAGATCGACATCCATATCAAGGGTGTCGTTCTTTTCTTGGAACCTCTTCAGATCCTTCTCGGCGTGCTTCTTGTCGATATGGAGCTTCGCCGGAATCTCCGCATCGGGATTGGACTTCAACGCCTCCGCATATCGGCGCATCTCCGCTTCGACATGCGAATACTCCGCCTTCAACGTGACCGGAACATCAAGCCTCTTATGCTCAAGCTCCCGCATGGTGCGGTGAATCTCTTCCGCGCCATCCTCGTAGAACTCGACCTTCACACGCTGCGACTCGAACCGTTCGATATCACGGTTCAGACGGGCGAAATCGCCTTCGACATCGACCTTCACCCGCGCCTTCGGATTATCCTTCAGAAGACGCTGGTAATAAGCCAGCTGACGGTACATCTCCCGCAGTTCCGCCTTCAACGTGACCGGAACATCGACGCCGCGACGTTTGAACGCCTCGATCTTCGACTTGACCTCACGCAGATTCTCCGCGACGAAACGCAGACGGATATCCTGACGGTTACGTGCGCCGTTCCTCGAATACAGGTCGGCGAGACGCTTCTGGAAGTCGGAACCCTCAAGACGGGTGGCCTTCGTGACCGGACTCTTCTTCAGCTTCTCGATACGGTCATCGATCTCGCCAAGCATCTTGACGGTACGCTTGTACTCGTCAAGGTCGAACCAGTTCCGGTTGTTCCGCTTCATGGCGGACACGTCGGACTCAAGCTCCTTGCGGACGCCGCGATACGTGTCGATAAGATTCTCGGCCTCGCGACGCGACTCCGTGAACTGCTCGCGGGCGATGGTCGTGGAGTCAACCGGACTGGACCACTCGTCCCTGGCCTTCTTCGACTCGCGGGCCATCTCGGCCTGCTGCGCCTCGATCTCCTTCGCGAAACGCGACGACGCGGCCTGCTGGCCCTTGAACCAGTCGGCATACGTCTCCTGCTTCTGATGCAGTCCCAAAGCCGTGTCACGGGCCTTGGAGAAGTTCGCCAACGAATTGCCAGCGGTGACGATGCTCTCCTCAAGGGCACGCACCTGACGTGTCATCTTCGACACACGCTTCGCATCGCCATCGGACGCGATATCGATAAGCGACGACTGCGCCTTACGCAGCCTGCCAAGCTCCTTCTCCTGACCGGCGAGCGCCTTGTTGACCGCAGTGACCTGCTTCGCGGCTTCGCGTTCCTGTTTCCACAGGTCGGATGTCGGGAGCTTTTGGGCTTTCATCTCAAGGCGTTGCGCGTCGAGGCGTTCGACTTCGCGGGTGGCCTTGGCGAGGTCGCCTTTCAGTCCGCGAATGTCGTTGCGTGTTTTGACGATTCGGTTGGACAGTTTCTCGAATTGGCGTATCTGCTCGTTGGAGAGGTGTTCGTTGCCTTTGATGAGTCCACGGACCTGCTGGTACAGGTCCATCTTCTTCTCGCGGTATTCGTCCACGGTCTTGTCGAGGCCGGTAGCGAACGAAAGCTGTTCGGTTTTTTGGAGGGCCGACTTTTTGAAGAAGGATGTGTCGGCAATCTCGCGGCCTTTGGCGTCGAACGCCTTGACTGTCTGGTCGAGGTTCTTTTCGATCAGCTTCGAGTTCAACAGCCCGTTGCCACGGAGGGCCGTGTTGGTGCGTGAATTGAACTCGGACAGGCCACGGCTCAATTTGGACGAATCGAAGTCCGGTTTGAGCGAGAGTCCGCGACGAAGACGCTCCTCCTGCTGTTCGAACCGTTTCATCCACGGGTCGAGGTTCTTCGTATTGGGTTTGAAATTGAACTGTATGGAGGCGTTCTTGCCGTTCCATTCGCGGTAGGCGCGTTCAAGACTGGCGGTGTCCGGTTCGAATACCGCGTTCACGTCGAGGTCGCTTATTCCGCGTGCGGCCTCCTCGACTTGACGGCGGAAACCCTTCGTATCCGCAGTGACACGAACGACGACTGTACCGGCGCGATGTTCGCCCACCATAAGCAACCCCCAGAAAGAAAAAAGGAAATAGAAAACCCCCACGGGAATGTGGGGGTTTGTTCAAAATCAGGTCATGTGGAACTTCGCGAACATGTGTTCGAAGTTCTCGGCAGTACCTTCGTTCTCCCGGCGAGGCGGCTCTTTGTCAGCGCCGGGAGGGAGCACCGGATGCGGTTTGGCATTCTTGCCCCCGTATTTGGCGGTAATCACCGCGTTCATCATGTTGCGAACGTCAACGGCGACCATCGTCTTCGAATCCCATCCAAGCCACGGCAGTACGGTCGGCTTGTCCGGCTTGGACTCATCGGACGCGGTTGGAGGCTCATCCTCCAATATCCGCGCCCTGTACAGGCTGTCTGGCATCGCCATCAGCCCCGCCGCGAGGCGTTCGGCGCGGGTGGGATTCAGCCTCGCGCCGGTTATGTCCAGACCATAGAAACGTTGGAAGTCGGAAGTCAGTTCGACCGGGTGGCCGCGGACTTGCGCTTCGAAGCGAGCGATTTTCCCAGTTGGTCCGTGTAGAACATGAGAATCGCTTCGGTGAGCCAGAACAGTTCATCCAATCCGATGCCCGTCACCCATTCGTCAACCTTGTCAGGCTTCACTGTCAGCGACTTGACCCAATCCAAAGCCGTGCCGACGAACTCCATGCGTTCGTCGATCTTCGCCTCGATGTCGTCCAAGGACTTGATTTCGGGGCCGTTGATGCCGGCGTTGAGCGTGAAACCGGCCATGCCGGACAGTTTGCGCAGTTGTGCGGACTGCTTGAACGAGAGGCGTTCGGCGGGGGCCAGCTCCGGCAGAAGCGAGAACAGCGGCTCGTTCTCGCACATCTCCGCCCACGTCTCAGGGATGCGGAACTCGTCGGCTTCCGCAGCGGTGTTCTCTTCAACAGTCTCGTCAACCATGTTTTCTCCTATCTGAAAAGCGTTGAAAATCTCCTATCTTCCGTCAATGAAGAACGGGAAAAGACCGGAACCCCCGGATAGGAGAAACAGGGGTCCGGCGTCAATACGAAGACTGGAACAGTCCGAATCAGAACTGCTTCATCTTCGAAGCCTCGAAGAACACAATCGGCTTCTTGCCGGCGACGGACTCGACCTCGCCGGTCATGCCCTGCTCCACGAAATCATCGCCCGAGAAATCAGGACCACCATCGAAGGTCACGGAAACCTTGCGGAACAAAGCGCCGAAACGGATGTCCGAATCATCGTCGGCGGACTCCTGAGCCAACAGGAACAGGCTGAACGTCTGTGGCTTCTTGGTGATGTCCACACCAACGCCGCCATCCTCGTCGGTGCCGTTGTAGATCAGCTTCAGAGTGTCGCCATCCAACTGCAACGACTTCGCGGTGATGGTGCAGGTCGAATCGGCGTAGGTGGTGCGCAGGTTCTTACGCGCCCACGAATTATGCGTGGTCGCGTCGCCGCCGTCGAACGAGAACGAAATCTTGTTGTCGGCGGAAGTATGCCCCAGATTCTTCCAAGCGTTACCACTACCACCAGCGCTCACTGGAATGGTGTCCGAGTTCAACTTGAACTCCTTAGCGCCGCCAGTCGGGAGAGCGGTTCCGACCGGAGCGTAGAACAAAGTGCCGTAAGTGGCAATCAGAGTCGCGTCATCATTAAACGCCATCTCATATCTCCTTATAAAAAAAGCCCCGCACGAGGCGAGGCTTGAAAACGAAAAACAGAAAACGGAAAATCATCCGGCGCGAAGCGAATCCTCCGCGCGGACGGTGAACGAGGAAGCGGAATACTGCTTCACCTTCTTGCCGGTGGCCTGCTTGCCGCCAGCGCTTTTGCCGAAACCGGGATTGCCCACAATCCGAATGACACGACCCGAATCGGTACGCCCGTAACGCGGCCATTGCGTGATCTGCTGGTACACTTCCTGCGCCAAGCGGAAGGAACGGTCCGCATCGTTCGTGGCGACGATGATGTCGATGTCGCAATCCCACACGCCGGTCGAATGATTGCCGGTCGCCATGGTCGGCGCGTTCGTATGGAACAGTACGATGTTCGAGAACGACGCCCAAGTGTCCACATCGACATCGATCTCGTTGAGCACATGCACGTCGGGCCAGTCCGGGTTGCCGGTGAACCCAGCCGTGAGAAGCGTGTACACGAGCGAATCGAAATCGACCATCGGACGTTCCTGCGGGTAACGCTCGTAGTCGGGTTGAATCAGCGGCATCAGACACCACCGTTCATACGGGCCGCGTCACGCATCACATGATGTCCCTCGACCCAACGGTGACGCTGCTCGTTCCAAGCGCCCCACTCGTGTTCGACGGCCACGTTCGACCCGTCACGACCCTCGACATCAAGACACACATCCGTGTCGATGCCGTGGTAGCGTTTCTCAAGACTCAAATCCTTGGCGACCGGAATACCCGGGTCACGGCCAACCGCACGCGCGGCGGCGAGCATCCTCGCATCCGCAAGCACCTCGTCGGCCTTCTCCGACGTGGCCTGCGGACCGAACCATTCAGCCACCTTCGTGCTCAGGTCACGGTCAATGAAAACTCTTGCCATCGGCCTCACCCCACACATGGTCGTCAGGGTCCGGTTCAGGAGGTTTCGGACGCAACCCCACCGGAATCTGCGAATAGTCGGCGTTACGCCGGATATGCATCTCATAGTGGGGAACCTCGCCATGCTGACGGAACGTCGGAGCGCCGTCAACGTCATAGCAGTCGCCCTGATACCAGACCTCCGTATGGATATCGCCATGCCATTCCACGGCAACGACCTGAGACGGCGTGACCTCACGCAAACCACCCCAAGTCTGCGGCGACTTATCCTCGGCACCGGAAATCGAAAACATGCCAGCCTGCTGCTCGCGCCCCTCGACGGAACACCAGCACCAGTAAGCCTTCCCGGGAACATACGTCGTCCCATGCGGCCCACGACGGACCGTATACAGCACGACGATCACCTTGTCCCGATACAGAATCGAATCAGGCTTCACCCAAGGAACAATGACCTCTTCGTAAGGATGCTCCACAACGACATCGGAGCCGGACTTATCGTATGGATGACCCAAATCCCACGTTTCACGAGACATAGGCATCACATTCCATAAATACGGTTCACACCGACGCCAACAGTGCCGATAGGACCACGCCCGGACGCATAGCCATCCAGAATCTGCTTCTCCCTTTTCGACAGATACAGATTCGGAGACGCATCCTTGCCGGGCGGATTATCCTGCGGGTCGAAACGCGTGAACTGGTACGTTCCATTCGATTCGGTCTTGATATCCGAATAGCGGATGACACGCCACACCATCGAACAGATGACGAACTCGTAATCCTCAAGATCAAGGTCGCCGGACTTCAACCGTGGAACACAATTCGTGCTCGAAGTGGACGCGACGGTCTCCGCACGATGGCACATGTACGTGAGCCAAGCGTTCGGATACCGTTTCAACACATCCGCGTCAGGAAGGCAATGAAGCTCCAAGCATTCCACCCAGTCAACGGCATCGGTAACACCATTCGACATCAGCGAAACCCCCTAAGCTTCAAGAAGGCTACTTGCCCAGCACGTCCGCCTTGAAGGTCGAGACGGCCTCCTTCAGAATCGGAAGATAATTGCCGTTGACCCAGATGTCGTAGTTCAGCGGAGCCTGATGCGACAACATAGCGCCGATGAGACCATCGTTCACGCTCTTGTTGATCTCATACTCCGAGTTCTGGGCCTCGGCGGTAGGACCGGACAGGGTGGCACCCAACGACGAATCGTTGAACGACGGAAGCAGAACGAACGTCTTATCCGGGAACGCGGTGGAGACATCGGCATCCATATCGAAGGTGTTGTCGAGCTTCAAATCCTCGTAAGCCTCATCGACCAGAAGCACATCGGTGATGCCGGACTGCGCACGAAGCACATCCAACACCTCCTGACGGGACAGCCTGGTCTTGGAATGCTCCAAATCCATGCCGGACACCTGAGTACGGAAGAACTCGTTGGTGCGCATGGCATCGATGACCACACCGGTGGTGGCGACCGCATGCGGCTTGCGACCATAAGCCTTGCGCATGATCTTCACCCAAGCCTCGATGTCGTCGCACGGGTTCGACTTGTCGTTGTCCCAAGTGGTGGTCGGCTTCACATCCTGCTGGTTGCCCGGACGCTTGAACGAATACGTCACATCGACGCCGTTCTCCTTGATGACCACCTTGCCGGTCACCAAGCACTGCAAACGCTCCAACTCCTCGGTCACACCGGCCTGCTGGCCCAAAGCCTCGAACTTCGCCTCGGCCTGATCGTGGATATATGCGGTATCGTCCTGATGCTTGGCGATATCACGCTCGGAGATATGGTCCATACCGGACAACGGCAACAGGCCGGTATGAATCTCGGCGGTCGAGGTCTCGGACTTGGTGTGCCCGATCTCGGCGTCCAACGCACGATGCTTCATCGCACGGGTCTTGGACTTCGGAATGACCGGAGTCCAAGAAGCGGTCCAATCACCACCATTGGAAGTGACCGGGAAAATATTCGACAACGGCAGGATGCCGTTCACGTAATCATGTCCCGCCTGAGCGACCTCGGTCGCCTCGGACGGCGGGATGATGGTCTTGTCAATAGCCAAGAAAAACTCCTTAGATACGCAAAAACCCACCGCGATGGGTGGGTTTCACAAAATTTTTAGAGGTTAAGTGACCGTCAATCAGGAAATCGTGATGTTCACGGTCTGTCCGTTGGACAAAGTGGCCTTGCCAGCGGTGATGGCCTTGGACGACGGGTCCTGAGTCAATTCGATCTTGGTGATGGTCGCACCATCCTTGCCAGCCGGACCCGGAGTGCCAGCCGCGCCGGCCGAAGCGGACAACGGCTTCACAACGTCATCCTCAACGTCGTAGAACTCGCCGCCCCACACGGCACCAGCCTCCGGCTTCACCGGAAGATTCGAGGCCACGATGTCGCCACGATAGGTCATGCCCACGGTCGGGTCGTCCAAATCCCAGCCGGACAGGTTGATGTTCACGGACACCATGGATTCAAGCAGACCGGCGATCTTGGTCTGACGGCCATCGGTGGCCTGCTTGTCATACGGACCATACGAGCCGACGTTCACGCCGGAAGTGATCTTCGCCAGCGGAATGCCGGAACGAATGTAAACGGTCGTGGCCTTCGGACCCACACCGGTCAGATACTTGTTGTCTGCGGTCTTGAACAATTCCGGCACGATGGTGACGGACACCGAATCATTGGTGTTCTTCTCGCCATAACGCCAGGAATTGTCCTCCTCAACGGTGACGATACCGGAGGAATGAACCATCTCTTGAGTCATACGCTCAATCCTTTCAAAGAATCAGTAGGAAACTACTTGCTGCGCTTACGTGCCTTCTGACGTTCCATCACACGCTTGTAAGCGTCGCCCGGCTGACGTTTCGGATGCGAGGTGCCGGACGGGAACTCGGCCTGCATGGCTACCTTGCGTGCCAGAGCATCCTCGGTCTGCTGCGGTTTCCTCTCCACCTTGGAAGTGTCAATCGGGTTGTACGCCGCATACTTCTCAGCCCACGACGCGATGGCCTCCGGCTCCGTTGCGGGGCAGAGGTCGGAAAGAACAGCGTCCGTGATCTGCGGATACTTAGCCTTGGCCTCAAGACGCGCAATCTGCGTCTTCGCGGCCTTAAGCTCCGCATCAGCGGACTGGAAAGCCTTGTAATTGGCCGAAGCACGGTCCTCGTTCTTACGGCTCATAGCCTTCCATTTGGCAAGCTCGTCATTATCGGACGGCTTGGAAGAATCATCGGAACCCTTATCATCGACCGGAGCGTCATGCTCGACGGCGGGTTCGTCAACCGGAGTGGTCTGAGCATCCTTCACAGCATCCTCGACCGTTCCGGCCTGTCCAACAGTCTTGTCCTTTTCGGATTCGACTTCATTATCCTGAGAGGCCATAAGACCCAATCTCCTTAATATTTAAGCGGCCAGTCCCAAAAAACCGCGAGAATAAGCCAACAGGCTCCGCACATACTGCCAAGCCTGTTTAGTGTGGACTGTCTTTTTGAACTCATACGAACGCCCATCGAAACGGAATTGAACCGAATCCTTGTCGCCATTCAGCAATTCCTTGTATCGGGCGTTGAACTCGGTCGCACGGGCGAACATGCGCTCCATCTGGGCGCGGGTCATCTTCATGTCAGGCAAACGCCATTCCGGCGCATTCGAGTTCACCGGAGCATCCTTGCGAAGAAGCACAGGCCCAAGCTCGCTATTATTGACGACCTTCACACGAAGCTTCGTCAAATCCGTCGCGCTCGTGGAATAATCACGGCCAGCCGTTTTGCCAGCGGCCTTGTAAATCGTCATCAAATCATCCGAGTTCAATTTCAACCCGGGGTCGTTCGAACCGACGATTGGAGCCACCGTACACTTGCAACGATTGTGCATGGGCATCAAATCAGCCCTCGTGAACGTGTTCGTGGCGGCTACGACGCACAGGCCACAGGAACCCGTCTTCGACAATTCAGGATGGATGACACGCCTGTAACGTTCGACACCGGAACTCCTGTAACGCGACTGGATGGCACGATTCTGCGTCACATACCCGTCAGTGACCGCATTGTTCTCCAACTGGATTTTCGCGGACATCAGCCAAGCCTTAACATGGTCGGCTGCGGACTGGTCGGCGTCCTTCAGAATCTCATCCCACGTCGCCGGTCGAATCCCAGGATTCTTCACAGCCTGAGTACGATACGTGTCGGCGACCCTCATGGCGACCTGCCACGGGTCCGTATTCGCACGGACGACCTCATATTGGGGAATCTCACCCAAACCGTTCACGCCGGCCAGACGCAGCATCGTATCCGCATACGAGATGCCCTGCTGGCGCATAGCCTTCACGAACGCGATATGCTGCTGCGTCACATAAGCAGCCGCGCCCTCGGCCACCGCATCATTCCACCAGTCGGAAGGAGTCAGGCTACGCCACATGTTCCAAGCCCTGCGGACGAACTCGTCCACCAGCTTCAACCGCTGGTCGTCCAACGCCTGAACGGCAGCCAACGCGCTATCGGCCATCAGACCCCCATAACGTCGGACGAATCATCTGACGGCAACCCATCGGACGACATCGAATCCAAACCGGACCCGTCACCCAGATACGAGTCGTTCATCGTCGCATCAGTCTGCTTCGCCGACGAATCCAAAGCCGCGTTCTGCTGCGCCATGGCATTCAGGAAACTCGTATCCTGGGCATCCTGAATCATCTCCGCGATCTCCGTCTCGGTCATATGCAGATAACGACGGGCGATGGTCTTCAAAGGAAGAACACCCTTCACCTGGGCCGCAGCCTGACACTGCTCCAACTCGGACGGAAGCTCCAACGGCTCCCAAGTCGTCTCGAAACGCTCCTCCGACGCATTACTGCCGGAAGCGGTCAACGCCATCTTCAATAGGAGCACGAAAGCGTCATTGGCCCTCATGTTCATGTCACGGACCTTCAACCGCAGCATACGAGTCGTCAGCTTCGCACCCTCGGCGGAACCAGCCACATCAGGCGAAAGAATCGACAACGGAGTGCCAGTGGCACCTGCCAGAAGCTTCACATCGGAAGCGGCCGCATTCACAATCGGCGTGATATCCGTAATGGACGATTCGCCAATCTTCGCATCGGCGGGAAGCAGCCACAACGCGGCGGGACCCATCTCGAACAGTTCCGAATAGTCGATCTTGTCACCGGCCTGAGCCTTACCGGCCTTGACCGCAGGGTCGCTCTTCTGGTAATACTCAGGCATGTCGCCCGACACCCAACGCTGCTTGAACGCCTGCATCTCCTGAATGCAGAACCGTTGAAAACGCTGCTGGTCGATGGACCTCAACGTCTTCAAGGAAGCCTCGAACTGGCCCTTGCCGTTAGGAGTGGTCAACTGGACGATAGGAAGACACCCGCACTTCTCAGCGAAACTCCAATCATCGCCGGAAGACTGGCCCTCCCACTCGAACTGCGCCTCGAACTCCGGGCGCTTCTTCGAATCGTCGTTGGCAAGGTCATACACGGTATCCTCGTCATCGACCGAATCGGAAGGCAACGTGCGCGACTTGACCTCATGCTTCGCGGTACGCGAATAGACGCTCTGAATCTCACCGTCATCATTACGGACGATGCGATACAAAGTCAACCGTTCGATCTGCTCTTCCTCGGACCACCCATACACCACAGCCGAATCCTTGTCATCGGACACAACCGTGCTCCACGGACTCAACCGTTGGATATACGAAGGATTCTCCCTGCCGAGAACCATCGCATACGCGGCACCGTAAATCGACGCGTCCATGAACATGTTCAACGCGCGGACATCCATGCCGCACTTATCCCACATGTCATCCGCATCCATGCTCCGCATCGTCTTATCGGCGACAAGACGAAAACCGGTAGGATGCTGCGACGTGATAACCGCATCCGCAATCGTATGCGCCAGATTCAACGGGCAGATATCCACAAAACGCCTATACACGGCACTGGCCGTAGTGGTCGCCGCCTTCGGCACGGACTGCAACGGAACCGTCTCACGACCGTCATAAAACGTCTTCAACACACACAGGTCAGGAATACGATTCTGCAAACGCGTCGCAAGACGCGTCAACGCCATACCGTCACCATCAGGCTCGTCATCACCAGTAACAAGACTCTGCATATTAGAAGATGTGGAAGCCATACGAACACTCCAAAAATCACCAGACCCGCTGCGGCATCACCCGCTGCGGAGTCTCATCCTCGAACTGGCCCAAATACTTCTCACGCGCCGCATAAGCCAAAACGCCAGCCATGCACGCATCAATCTTGTGCGGACTCTTAGGCGTCTCCTTATGAATCTGATAGCCCCAACTCTTCTCACGCCGCTTCGCGTTACGGAAATGCGACACAAGCCTCGGGTCGGCACACAAAAGAATATTATTCGGGTCAGGCTCCCCTTCCTCAACAGGCTCGGGAGCATACTCAAACGACGAATGCGCGCACTGCAACGCACGATACATATCCTGCGACCAGTTATTCGTCCAAAACTTCATCATCGAAGACTGGCCACGGGCGAACACCTTCATGCCACGCCCATACTCAGCCTCCCAGCCGCCAATCATCGACTCGAAGAAATGCGCATCAGCGAAACAGCCGATGACATTGTAATTCTCGAACATACGACGCACGGCGGCATCGAAACCATCACGGTCAACACGCCAATCAGGGTCCGCATTATCAGGCCGCTGCTGCAACTTGATAAGAAACAGCAGACCATCGGACACGCGACAACCAACCAACGCGGTCGAATCATTACGAATCGAACCATCGAACCCAAGCGTGATCTCCTCATCCTCGTCAATGAAATCCTTCCAGACCCCATCCAAACGAGACGACGAGCCGACAGCACGGCCATACAAATCCCTGTAAGCCAAATGCGACTGGATCGCAGGCTCCGTAAGCCACGAATCCTCACTCGACGCACGAGAGTTCAAATAATAACGAATCGAATCATTCGGGTCCGAATCAGGCTGGTAAATCTGCCCCATCAGACCATGAATGTCAACCCAACCATCCTTCGACGGTCCCGGCTCGACGCCATCATCACGAAGCGAGAACCCCTCAACCGAATAACCATCGGCATCAACGGCCTCGATACGCCCATCAGGAAGAATGATGTAATCCTTACCATCATCCGAATGGGCGGCAGAACCATACGACTCATACAACGCGTGCTCAAGCTTCTTCTCATCAGGAAAATCCTCGATAGGAAGCGTCGAATACCGATAGTCGAAATACAAGCCCTTATAATGCTTGGAACGGCCAGCCTGAATATCCTCCGCGATCTTCAACGTGTTCTCCGCCACACTGTTCTGACCCGGACGGAAATACGTCGTCATCTCCAACACCCAAGGGTCGGCATCCAACGAACGCTTCGGAAGATTACGCTGAACCGTCTTATACATCGAATGATGCTTCGGCAGCGTATACAGATGCACCTCATCCATCAACGCGAAAGTCTCAAGACCACCATCCTTCGACGCATCACCGGAAGTCGTGGGAATAATCTCCCCACCCTCCGGCAAGCCGATACGGGTCTTCGTGACCTCCATGCCGAAACCCTGCAACTGGGCCAACGGGCCGGAAGTGCAGTTATAGTAAATCGAATCGAAGATATTGCCCGACTGGTCCTCGGACGTAGCCAAACACAGAATCTCAGGACGCTGGACAGGACGGCCAACAGGCTCACCCGGCAGATAATAGTAAGTCTGACCAAGAAACGTATACGTCTCACCCGGCTTAGCCCAATGGTCGAAACGACACGGGCCAAAAGCCTCGAACAAGGCCAGATCATTACCCAAGCCACTCTTGTTGCAACCCTTCGGACGCCACAAGCTCACACGATTGAACCTGCGCCGACCATCCGGCTTCAACGCATAGGCGTTCAAATAGAACTGGATATACTCAGGACTATGAGTGACAGGCTTACCGGTCGCACCGCCGCGACCTATGAGACTGAACGTCTCAACCCACCACAACGCCAAACGTCCAAGACTCCTACGCCTATCCTCATAAGTCAGGTTAGGAATCATCAAATGCATGTCAGCCAGCCGCCTCGATCTTGCGACGCCAAGCATCGATATCCTGAATCACAGCATGATTCGAACCATCCGAAGCGGCATGGTCGTCAGCCTCCGGCACATCGAACTTCAACGCACGCATCGAAGCCGGAGTCCAACCCAACTCGTCAAACAACTGACGCACGACCGGCATCAACGTCGCATAACGACGAGTCGAAAGCATCTCATTGATCGTCGCGAAACCCAACTGGACAGCCATCCAGGAAGGAGCCGAACGCAACATCGAAGCATTCGGACTACGCCGATACTCCTCATACCAATGAGCGACCAACGGCAACCACTCCCCACCCTTGGGGAAAATCTGGTTAGCCGGAGGCAAATCAGGCCCCAACTTCCCATCAGGAATTTCCAAAACCTGATTACCGGAATCACTCGTCTTCCTGCCCATAACATCACTCCCCGCAAAGCCCCATTACGGGACGACAAGCGCGAAGCCCGTTACGGCACTACGCGCACCTGCGATGAACGACAATCCGATTAGCCAACGAGTTTTCACCACCCTGCTCCAACGGCACACGCCAAGCGCCAACCGGAAAATCATCACTCAAAACATCAACCGACCGGTCAAGCGGCAACCCACAAACCGGACACGTATGAGAACACGCGTTCCACTCGTCCTCGGCAGTCCAAAAACCAGTAGGAACACTCCCCCGCCGCCCGATATGGGCATTCGACCGAGGCTCCCACAACACCGACTTCAACGGCTGCGGAGTACGATTGGGAGCCGCACCATCAGCCTTCAAACGCTGGAAACGCTTACGACAACGAGCCGAACAAAAAGCCTTGTCCCGACGCTCAGTCTCAAAAAAAGAGCCACACGCCAAACACGCACGACTCATACGACGCTTACGGGCACCACTGCCACTACGCCGCCAACGATCATAATGAGACCTACACATCCCATGAGCATGAACAGGCCCATCACACCCATTCACACTGCACTCACCCTCAGCTAGCCGAACGCGGGATGCCTGTACCAACGAGCCTCCTCACGCTCAACCCTCTTCCTTCGCCGCGCGTCAGCCGACTCCAAACCAGTCTTATAAGCATGATGCGCACGGCAAAGAACCTGAAGATTATCCCAAGAATCATCATCCGGCCGACCATCCTCGGCACGAACGATATGATCGACCTCATTCGCATGAGCGCCACACGGACGCAACACGCCATCATCACCGATCACCGGATACTGGCAACGCCACCCGTAATAATCCAACACCTCACGACGCGTCCGCTCCCAACCAGGATTGAACCGTTCCTTGCGATGCGACTTATTCCAATCGTTGGTCATCACCACTCCTCAGTGCTTCAGGAGGGAATCGAACCCTCACGTCACAGGACAACGCATTTTGAGTGCGCCGCGTCTACCATTCCGCCACCAAAGCAAAAGAAAACAGGCAACCCCCACGCCACACTCACCAAAAACATGGGGGGTCGTCTGTCATCTAACCCAAACCGCCATAAGGAAATCCAATGGCAAAAATGGCTTTTTACCGCCAGCCACGGCGCGCGGATGCTGAGGGAATCGAACCCCCGGACCGTTCCCGGTCGCCACCTTAGCAAGGTGGTGCAATAAGCCACTCTGCCAAGCATCCAAAATGCAAGAGCCGCCACAACGACTCAGGAGACTGTTCCCGCAGACTAGGCGGGTCAGCTAAAACTAGAGCCGCCACAAGACGACTCCGAAGACCTTTCCCACAACCTGTGGGTAGGCTGAGCACAGCATGTTGGACTCGAACCAACATCGACGGTTTTGGAGACCGCCATGCTACCAGTTGCACCAATGCCATATACCGACTTAGTTAACATCCAAGTCGTCAGGACGTTCGGCATGGTGGAATGGGCTTTACCACCAACGGCAAGGAACATGTATGTATATATGCACCCGTTTGGCCGTGCCTCCCCTTCGGTCATCAACCACCTGATTAAGGCAGGGAGCCTCTTATCCCCCACATGTTCCAGCGGGGATATTCGAGCAATACCATCGATCTCACAGGCAGCTACCCCCATGAAACCTAGAGCAAACCTCGGGAATCGAACCCGACAACCAAAAGGCTGTGCCAACAGGATTGCAAGTCAGCCCCAAAAAACAAATGGCGCAGCCATATAGGCGACGCCGGGCGGGACCGGCACAAGAAACGAGGATGAACAAAATCTCACGGACAATCCAAACGCAACACACTATATTCCGGGATTCATCCACCCTCAAAGGGTCCCCAGCCGGATTCGAACCGGCATCTCACCACGCATGGTCAAGAGAGCCAGAAACCCATGCGCGACTAACACTCCCACAAGAGCGATAGGAACCATGTGCGAGATCAAACGGCGGTACCAACAAGCCTCTCGCATTGGACTTGAAACCGAATCGCACCTTACCTAGGAAGATGCCATCTGCGGACAGTGAGAGATTCGAACTCCCGGACCCGTTAGAGTCGGTCGCTTTCGAGGCGACTACCTTAAACCAGACTCAGCCAACTGTCCCTAGCGGTGCTCCTTATGAACACGAACGTCCCAACGGTCGGAATCCTTAACCAAGAGACAAGGAGCACCACCGAACCGCTTGCCGGAATGACACCCACAATGACGCCATGCGTCCTCCAAAATTCATTCCGACATGCGACAGCATACTCATACCTAACGTTGCATCAACGTTGCAATGGAAACGGCGTAGAATACGGCGTGTCGCGTGGTATGCTGAAGACGATTTCAATGTGAACCCAACATCGTCGTTGTCATGTCACGTTTCATGCGCGGACTTTTTCAGACGGCGCGCACTATTTCTACCATTGACCCGACGGCCCTGGCGGGCACACCCGGAGGACCCTCCCCCAGCCCCGGTTGGAACGTTTGTTCGATGGTACAAATGTTCGTTCGTACAGTTGTACGTATGCGCGTCATTGTGTCGTATTCCTTATTATTTATATCTATCTTGCTCAATATTTTTTGTCCGTATTTCAGTATCTTGCTTGACTTTATTTTTCCTTGTGCTACTCAAACTCTTTTTTCGTTTCATTTACCCCCTACCCATGTTGCGACACGCCGATAGAACGGCGCTGTTTCAACGTTTTGCCGTGGTCTGTTTTCTTAATTTGCTTGCACCCAATTGGATGCTATACTGAAGCTATCAACCGGTTAGGCAGTCAGCCTAGCGAGTTCGGTGTGACACTCTAGACCACACCACTCGCAACCGGTTGAGAGCAACCGGCAGATGAAGCCGTGGCGGTTAGGTGCCTAGGCACCGCATAGCCTAGCCTGAAACGGTTAGGGGGCGTATCGAGTGTATGCGCCGGAAAACCGCCATGTGTGGAACGTTGGTCACTGTGCTGAGGTGCAGTGACCAGTCTGTGAGCGTTGCGAGTGTTTGAAAAATGAAGAGTGTTACCGAAGGCCGGTAGTTTGAGCTTCACCCCCTTTTGGGGGTTAGGTGGCGGCGTTTTTCGGGGTGTGTGCATAATGTCCACTATGTGGGCGTGGCCGATAGTGTCGGTTTTGCCTAGGCAATGCGCGTGAACTCGATTGACAATGTTGAGCGCGAGAACTCGTAAGGGGGTACCGCCGACGTTTGGCGTAGTGTGAGAGACTACCGCCAATGAGGATAGGCCGATAGATAGGTGGCAATGTCTATGTTTGCCATGCGTGAGCATGGTTGGCGGCATAGGTTGTAAACCACAGCGTAACGGGTTGCGAGGGTAGACATACTATAGCGCCCGTCAACTGCTTTATGGGCGGTTGACCACAAACGTCTTACGTTTGGGGGTTATGCGGACATTAAAAGTCTATAGGGGGTGCGTATGCGCCCCTGCACCACTTTGCGGGTGGTGTTAGCCAAAAAACAAATCTTCACGGGCGTAATCCGCAAGGGTTGCGCCCCTCTCGCCACTGTTTAGACCATGAGGGGGTGCGATACCCTCTAGTGGCACGCAATTAACCAATCAACACTAGACCTTAAGGGGGTTTATTATGGATACCAACGAAAAAATGGCTGTAAAAATCGTTCGCGATTGTCTTACGACGGCACATGAGAGCCTACCGGCATACGCGTCATGCCTTTATGTGGCGTCAATGCCCATCATTAAGGCTCACGGGGTGGATGATGCAACAACGCGGCATATGATCGTCGCGGCGTTTAGGGTTGCCGCGCTCAGGTCACGGAGCGTTGACTACCGTTCGGGCTTTATGCCAGACGTGCGCGTGACACGCGTCCATGCATTCAAGCGCCATGCGGCCGTGTATTGCGAGACGAACACCGGGTATCACTACAAGGTTGAGTGCACGCCTTTATGTGACACGGTATCGGACTGGTTGACGCCATGCCTTATGGGGCAGGTGGACACGTACGAATGGACTGACCAAGGCTGGGATTCTGTCAGGCGTGATTTTGTCAATCTCGTATGACGCGTCTAGCTTTACAAATGTAACCAACAAACAAGCGGAGGTTAAAAAATGACTGTCAAAATCGTAAAAGTTCGGAGCCTGACCACGTCGCCGCGCGCGTCGTACAGCAATACCGTTGACGACGGGTATTGCCGGTACGTGACGGTTGACGGCAAACGTGTGGGCGACGTGGTGAAATTTAAGCCCGATTGGGGCGGGAGCTACGTTTTTAACGAAGAATGGCACGACGGAAAACGTGGTGTGCAAATCAAGGCGCGCACATTGGCTGACCTTAAAAGGAAAATTGCCGACCACTATCAAAATTAATGTAACCAACTAATAAAAAGGGAGTATTGAAATGACCACTGATGAAATGTATGACGTTCTGCTGGAAACCCTGGGGGCCGAGGATTTTTTAAATGAATTGGTCAAAGCCCTGAGCGGCGACGAACAGCGGGAGAACTTCGAGTTTATCGCGCGTATGCAGGGTATCGAGCTGGATGATTCTGAAAGCGAGGATTGAAATGGATATCAAGGATATCGAGAGCGGAGCTAGCCACGTTGCCAATGAGGTATTGCTATTGCTGTGCAATGACAGAAAATGGCATGACTCATGGGTGGATTATGTGGCCTTTATCAAGACCAGTGATTTTTACGACAGGTGGCCGCATAAGGCTGTTGATCTGATGGCGGTTGACCTGTTCTACAGAATGCATGACGCTGGGGCGCTTGATGGACTGGGCGAGGATGCCATACTAGCCGACCATTTTTATGCGGCGGGTAGGGCTGTCATTCACACCGTTCGTGATGCCGTCAACGATGGACGGTTGCCGTTCTGACTTGTAGCCCTCTGTGGGCTATGGCGCGGCTTAGTGGTTTCTGTGGGGTGCGATTCCTCACCCGCGTACTGTGCCGTTATGTGGCGGCGGAACAACATTCTCTATGAAAGTGGGTAATCATGTCTGGATTTAATTCCGTTGATGATTTTTACGACGTCATGGCGGGGCGTCATGGTTTGCACGAGTCCGAACGGGGCGGCGGCACGTTGGAGTTGTATTCATACAATGGCGCTGAGTTTCCTGACGGTTTGGACGGTTCCAGTCTTGACGTTGTCACAGCGCCGTCGCCTGAGCTTCTTGCGTACATGCGTGGCAATGATAGTCCGGTGCCGCCGCCCGGGTACAAGGATATGGCCGACGAAATTAAGGGCATATGGGACGTGTACAGCCACGGTTCCGCCGAAGCCGATTGGGGACGGTTGGCTGACTTGTATGACGCGCACAATCTAAGCCTGAGTGTCATTGCCGATTACGAGTTTATGGATTGGCCTGAGACGTTAGGCGACATACTGAACGGCAAAGGGGCGGATTGCTGGAATCTCGACGGTATGACGTGGCACCTGTACAGCCATGAGGAATGCACTGTCGATGATTCTGAGGGCGCATGGCCTGGCCTTGACGACTTGCTGGACTTCATATCTTCCGATGACGTTGAGACGTGCGCCTATGCGCAGCAGTTTGTCGAATGCATGGATTCGGGCGACTATGTGGCCGCGTGCAGGGCGCTTAAGGCTCTCGACTTGGAACTGTGGTATTCAAACCTGTCTCTGACGTTGTCTCGCTGAAAATCAATCAATCTGAAAGTGAGGAAAAAGAAATGTATGTGCATTGGATTCGCAAGGATACGGCTGAGGACGCCGACTTGTACGAGGAACTGCGTGACGCATGGGACGGTATCGACTACGCTGGTCTGCCGTCGTTCGATGACGTGCTGCCGGACATTCTGGAATGGGTGCGGGGTATCCGCGTGGCCGACACGGTGTTCAACGATTACACGTATCGGGCTTCGCGGCTGCTGTACTTCGATAACGCGCTGGATGAAAGCAATATTGAGACTGCCGTGCGGTGGCTGTCCGATTACGGTTATGTGCCGCGCGCGTTCTGCGGTGTCGGCTATGCGATTGAGTTGACGGACGGGTATGGCGGACTGTCGGATCAGGCCGTCGTCCAATATGCGATAGACATGATTATCAAGGACGGACGCTACTACCCTGTGCTGGATGAATCCGATTACGAGCGGCGTGAGGACGCGTGGCTGCGGGATTACTTCGATGGCGAGGTGTCTGACGCCATGTTGAATGGAGCTGACCATGATGCCGTGTTCGAAGCGTGGCGGGATGATGCCGACCCGGTTTCTGGCGACATGTATCTCGACATGGAAAAGCTTCCTGGCTATATCGAGACCGCCAAGGGAGGTAAGCGGAATGCGTAAGGGTGTGAAGCTGGCTGGACTGCTGGCCGTAGGTGTGGCGGCGTTCGCCGTGGCGTGTTCGCCGGTGTGCAATCCCGTGCCGGTGGCCGACCCTCATGGGACGCCTGAACAGCAATGGAATTGGTGGCGTGAGACGTATGCGACGGCTGACTACGGTCAGGCCGACTTGGCTGGCTACACGTCGCTGTCGGATATCCCCCAGTGCGGCATGGAAGACGGCAGTATGGCTGGCGGCTACGAGCGTATCTGCGAGTGGCGGGCTGATGCTGTCGGCAATCATGCCGGTGAGTCTTACGTGCTGGTTGACGGCGGCAAGGTGCTGTCGTGGGGCGGCACAAGGGAATGAAAGTGCCGGTCTCAGGTAGGACTGCGACCGGCCATGCAATCAATCAATCAAATCTAATTGCAAGGGAGATTATACCATGAAATTCGACGATTGCATTTATAAGGAAATCACTTGGTTCAACGCGGATGAAATCGTTGAGCATGAGACGTTCGACGGTATCGACTCGTATGAGCTGCTGCGTAATCTGGCGACGCTTGAGGCTGGCTATTCGCTTGACGACAGGCTGGATGACGAGGCCGTGGAGCGCGTGGAAGATGAGGAGAACAGCTTAATCTGCGTCGGACGGTTCCGTTTCGACTCGCTTCTGACTGAGGGTCTAGCGGAATGGTTCAAGTGCGACCGTTACGACGGTCTTGTCAAGCATGTGCGTTCGTGCTGGCTGAGCCGTGGTGGCGATGATTGGTATTTCTATTTCGTTACCGGCTGCGGCTATGACGTCATCAGCAGTGATTTGCTGGGCTGTGACGCCGATGGTGTGGCGCGGCGGAAGTTCGTTGATTTCCTTAACGGCGAGGAGGTGGCGCGATGATCGACGTCAACTTGCTGCCGCGTGAGCTGACCGGCTATGTGGGTTACGTGTGCTGGCAGTGGTTCGAGAGGCATTTCAGCCGTGACGAGGTGCCGTATATCCGTGGCGGCGCGTGTGGTCTGGTGCCCGATTTGCGGGACAATCTCATCGATGTCGTGCAAAACTGTTTCGCTGACGGCGGTCTGGATGACGAGACGGTCGGACGGTTCGTCGCATTGTATGCCACGCTGCCGTTCGACGTCGATGAGGCGCGGCGGTTGGCCGAGAATGATTTCCGTTATGTCGCCGACGCGGACACGCGGCTGGCGTTCGAGCTGTGCGTGCTGGTGTTCGACGCCATGTTCCCGCAGCATGTCGAGGTTCGTCAGACGGATGTGGACGGGACGTTGGAGCATATCGCGTTTCCGGCTAGCTGGCAGCATGACCTGGCTGTGTCTTCGACTCCTGAGAATCGCATGTCCGCGTACCGCAATGGCCTGTCGGCTGTGCGCAAGGCGTATGACAAGATGTTCGACCGTCTTGGGGAGGCTGACTGACATGGCCGCGTTGTGGACCGTCGAATATGTGGGTGGCGCAATCCGCGTGCGCCGTCACAGGTCTCAGGCCGATGCGGAGGCGTATCGGGATGCGGTTCTGCGTGCCGATGGCCGGTTTCTGACGCGTTGCACTGTCGGTAGCGGAGAGGCCGTGCGCGTGGCGATGGTGAACCGTCTGGAACTGGCCGGTGTCGGCTGTCGTTCGCGTCTCATGCGGACGTCGTTGAAAAGACTTGCGGAACTCACCGACGAGTTCTGCTGCTGAATGAAAGGAAAGAATGATGATTACCGTTGACGAGCTGAAGGCAATGCCGGTGGATGAGCCGATTGGCGAGGCTGTCGTTTGCGATATTGAATGCATGGCAAACGAGGGTCTGCAACCGTTCTACCAGCGTGAGTTTGAACCTTATGAGGGTGTCTATCGCGTCAATGATTTCGCCAAATATGTTTCCGAGGATTCGTGGCGGAAGTTCTGGTCAGCGTTCCCTGAATGGTGTGAGCAGGTGTTCATGCTGCACGACAATACTCGTTCCGATGATTATTGTGAGTTCACTTCTGAAGTGCTTTCTGGTCTGACGCCGATTGAGATTGGGGAACAATTCGAGAAGTCTCGTGAATATGACCTTGATTATGTGTTCTGGACGCAAGCCGATGACGAGGGGCATGTGTGATGGACGCCCATGATTCCGACGTGTGTGTGAATGTGGTCGGCAAGTCGTTGGAGGCCGTCAGATTGCTGTCGAATCTTGGGAGCGGGAACGCTCCCGATTCGGCTTACGTGCTGGCCGCTTACGACCAGTTGACGACGGCGGCGTACCTGCTGCATCAGATTATCCCTTGGACCAAGGAGGAAAAACAGTGAGCAAACATGGCTTCTTCTCCCCTATCGCCGAATACGATGGGTTCGATTATGCGTCCGGCAGGTCGTTCTGGCGTCGTCGTTCGTTGCCGTCGCTCCTGTGCGAGTGGCTTGGCGAATGGTTCCGTGGCGTGAGGGCGGCTCGCATGGGCTATTCGACCTGGCTGTACGTCCAGTGTTCCGGTGGCTGCATGATTCCAATGGACATGTTGGACTGGGATACGGATTGGATTGATTGATGTCATCGGCGGCAGGTTCGCTTGCCACCGATGTTAAAGTAAGAGACGAATCGTTTTGAAGGAGTGTTGTCATGCGTACGGTGAAATTCACGAAGAGGCATGGTCATAAGTGGGATGAGACGGGCACCGTGTGGCTTGAGTTTCCGGTGGACGAACTGCGTAGACGTTGCGTGGACGGCTATTTGGACCGTCTGGCGGGGACGGAGTGCAGCGAGTATCTTATCCCATCCGAATCGTTGGGTGACGAGGCGAAGCGTCTCGCCGACGATGATGATGCCACGCAGGAGAATTTCGACAGGTTCAGCGACAAGGTTGGCGAGTATGCGGACTCCCTGTCCGAGGACATGCTGGTCTCGTGGTTCGTGCTGTTGAACGACCCCGTGACAATCGTTTCGAGCGAGGTCGAGGAAGACTGACGTGGGTTTGCGTGCGCTGCGTGAGCGTTCCGGGCTGACGTTGCAGCAGTTGGATTCGCTTACGGGCGTGGATTTCACGCGTCTGTGGGTGTATGAGAACCATGCGGACGAGGCGCGGAACATGTATTTGGGTACGGCTGCGAAGCTGGCGCAGGCGTTGCATTGCAACGTGCTGGACCTGTATCCCGATGAGCATGTGTGGCGTGGCGGCGTGTCCGCTGGCGTCGTCGGATTGAAGAACATTCGCAAGGCACGCAGATTGACGCAGGTGGAGCTGGCTGGATTGAGCGGCATCGCACGTCCATCCATCTCCCGTTTTGAGACGAATGGTCGTCCTGTTTCGCAAATGTATTTGCGGACGGCGTTACGATTGTCTGAGGCGTTGCAATGCGACCCTGTGGATTTTCTGACGGAAGGATACTGACATGGGCATGAGGGAACTCAGACTGAAGCGCGGCATGACGCAACAACAGCTGGCTGACAAAGCAGGGTTGAGCCATCAGCGTGTAGCAGCGTTCGAGACTGGCGCACGTAAGACAAGCGGTATGAGTCTCGCAGTCGCGATTCGTATTTGCGATGCGCTCAAGGTGCGCAACCCAAGGAAACTTCTTGATTCTGACCCTGATTCTGAATCTTCTGCGGATTCTAAGTGACCCGCAGAAGATAATGTTCAGCCGATAGTATCGGCGCGAAAGTAAGGAGGTGGCATAGTTGCCGGGAATAAGCAGGTTTTTCGGTATCGTCATTTACATGTACGCCAATGACCATGGCCCCGTGAAGCATTTTCACGCGGAATATAATGGCCATTGGGCTAAGTACTCGTTTGATGGCGATTTGATTAAGGGCGGTTTGCCTAGGAAACAGGAACGTTTGGTATTGGCGTGGGCTGAAATACACCGTGAGGATCTCGAATCCAATTGGAAGTGTGTGGAGGCCCATGTGCAACCCGGACACATCGAGCCGCTTAGGTAAGGAGGTTTATTCATGTGTGACGGTGTTGTTTTGGTGACTGACGCGGTACCGCTTGACGGCCACCGTGTGGCAGTCAGGTTCAGCGATGGTTATAGCGGCGTCTTGGATATGGCTAAGTATTTTAGCTATCCGGCGTTCGCTGGGTTGAATGATCCTGCGGTGTTCGCTACTGCGCGTGCTGGTCTCGGTACGGTGTTGTGGGGTGACGGCGATATAGACGTCGCACCTGATACCGCGCGTGAGGAGGCCGTGCCGTTGGGCGCGTAGGCCGCGTCTATGAATCCCGGTTGCTTTTGCTGCCGGGATTTTGTTTATTCGAACGTGTTTGGCGGGGTTCCCCATCTGATGAAAATACCCCAAGAGTGTTGCTTGACACTCCCGTGGTTGAAACCACGGGATTCCTGCGAACTGGGCTTGCTTGGATTCAGGCGATACGTCTGAATCCAGAGGCTTCCCATTTTTAGCGGGCTATCCCCGGTTGTCGGCCGGTTCCTCTTCTTTCGTCATGCTTCTTCCCGGCTGAGCCGCAATGCCTCGTCGCGAATGTTCAACGCGGCGTTCACGTCCCTGTCGTGTGGGATTCCACACCGTTCGCACACCCATTCGCGTTCGGACAGCCGCAATCCCTTGTACTTGTGCCCGCAGTCGTGGCAGAGTTTGGAACTCGGGTAGAACCTGTCCACTTGGACGAGGGTGCGACCATACCATTCCGCCTTGTAGGAGAGCTTGTCCACGAGGCCGCTCCACCCGTCGCGGAGTATGGAACGGTTCATCGCGCGTTTGCGCGACTGGCCGTTGCGCATGGGTCTGCCTTCGGCGTCCAGCCTCTTGCGTGCCTTCCGCGTCATGTTCCGTACCATCAGGGTCTCCATGCCGATGAATTGGTTCTCTTCTATCAGCCTGTGGGACAGTTGGTGCTGGAAGTTATCGCGGTAGTGGCGGAGCCTGGCGTACGCCTTGGCCACGATCGCCTTCTGTCTGCGGTAGTTGTTCGACCCTTTCGTTCGACGGGACAGCCTGCGCTGCTCCCGTTTGACGTCGGCCTCCAATCGGCGTAGCCGGTTCGGATAGTCGATTTTCTCGCCTGTGGACAGCGTGAGGAGATTCTTGACGCCCAAGTCGATGCCGATACGGCCCTCGGCCTGCGTTTTCGGTTGGATGTCCACGTCGAACAGGAGCACGAGATAGTACGTCCGGTTCTCACGTTTCACCGTCCAGCTGGACAGGTTCTCGATCGGATAACGCAGCCGGTCGCGTTTGCGGATGCGCACCGAGCCAAGCTTCCTGGACAACGGGTACCGGTTGCCGTCCATACGGCGTATCGGCATGGCATTGCGGAACGATTGGATGTTGTCGTTCCTTGAGGCGAAACGGGGACGATGCTTCTCGTACTGGGCTTTGCGGAAGTACGCCGACTGGGCCTTGCGGAAGTCCATGATGGCGTTGCTCAACGCGTTCGACGGGATTGGACTGTCCTTGAGCCATTCGTTCGCATTCTTCATGCCGGTCACGTTCGGATACGCGGGCTTCGGGTTCGTCTCCTTGTCGTACGTGTTGAACGCCTCGACCTGCTGGTTGTAGGCGAAACGCCTGTCGCCGAAGCACCGTTCCAACAATGAGGCTTGGGTCCTGGACGGCGTGAACGGTATGCGCTGCGCCACCTTGCGCATGGTCATTGTGATTCACGCTCCTTCGACCGTTGGTCGTCGATGTATTTGGCCACCGCCCGCTCGTTGACCGAGCCGATGCTTTCCGCGAAATAGCTGGGCGACCACAGGCTCCGTTCGCCCTTGCGTTTCCAGTATTGGCTTTTCAGTTCGGGGTGCATGGCGAACAGTCGGAGACTGGATGTGCCCTTCAACTGTTTGACGATGCTGCTCACGCTGATTTTCGGCGGAGCCGACACGAACAGGTGGATGTGGTCGTCCAAGCCGACCTCCATGTGGGGAATGCAGTAGCCGTGCTCGTCGGCTATCTCCCTGAGAATCGTCTTCAAATCCGAGTCGATTCCGTTCTTAAGCACCTTGCGACGGTATTTCGTACACCAGATGATGTGGTAGTTCAGATTGTATACCGAAGTCCTACCATGTGTGAACCGTTCATCGCTTGCGCTCATGGGAATAATCGTAGCGTATTCGCTACCATATGTAAACTTCGGTACGCCCTAACCCGGCATTGAAATACCGGATTTGCGGGCTAAAACCTCATCAAAAATAATTACTGAAGAATAGTGGGGGCGGTTTTTGAATCCGCCCCCATTCATGTGCCATTGTAGACTACTCAGCTACACTTAACGCAGTGTGTAGCCAATTGTCCCCATCCGGCTTCGTTGACCGGCTCGAAACACCATGCGTCCAATCCGACGCTGATCTCATTTGATCTTGCTCATTGTTCTTCCAGACATCTTCACTGACGATGATTGTCGTCTCCGCTGGTATTTGCACGGTGACTACGGTGAGTGAACGTGGAATGATTTTTGCTTCTATGAACGTCGCCAACCCAAACTTCCACATCGTGAACTTGACTAGTTCGCCCGACAAGGAGACCGTGTTGACGTTGCTGATGACGGTTATATCCCTTCCTAAGTGCGTGTAATTCAGATTTTTGGCTTTGATTGTCTCGCTCATTCCGCATGGCCTCCTAGTTCTCGTTGGGAACCGTTTCGTTGGATGTTTCCGGGCGTGGGAATGTGCTGCCGTTGCTGTTCGTGATCTCTTCCAATTCCATGAACTCTTCGACCGACATGGTGACGCTTATGTTAGTGCAATCATCAGTTATGATGACTCGTTTGAGCGGTGTTGTAATCAGTTCGTAGTTTGAGCCACGGTGTGTGTCATACGTATCGATGATTTGCAGGGTCACGTCATTCATGACGTTCGCCCACGTGTTTATCAGCCGTGGGGGTCTTCCCAGACTATCTGGCTCCTTGTCGGTGCTTAGATAATGGAATCCGAGTTTTACCAGCTTGTCTACCAGTTCGCTTTTCCTCTTGGTGAAGTCGAGTGCTTTCATTGTGCCTCCTTAGTGTTGCCCTGCGCCTGCCATGAGTTTGTCGTCGCCGCTCATTCCGCGTATCCCCCTATGTATTCCCAGCAGTTCGCGTCCACAACGCATTCGATGATCGGGAAAACACCGAAGCCTTCACGGTCGAGTTCATCCCAACGATGTTCCGCCTGAGCGAACGTGGAATAGACGCCCATGATGCTTACATGCTCGCCATACTTGTTTTCCGTATCCTCGCGAACGGTTGGCATGTAAGAGTACTTTTCCGGTGGGCGGGTCGTGTAATCCCTGTATCTGTCCTTGTCTTGCACGTCAGCGGCCACGATGTAGGCTCTCATGATTGCTCCTGTCTGAGGTTGTCGAATATCCGTTTGGCGAGTGTTCTTGTTGTCGGCTCATTTGCCGGTGCTGCCGAATCCTTTGATCTGCAATTTAGTCTCCGAACTTTTCAAGAATGAGCACGCCGATGACACCGATTAGCCAGGCGATTATGAGAATGATTACGATACCCGCCAATGCGAGTAGTGGTATCCAGATTGGTGCCAATACCCATATCCACGAGTAGGGGAATTGGCCGCTGATTTTCAACAGTGCCAACATGCCTGATAGCAGTAGGATTAGCGTGCAGTCGATGTTGACTCGCATTATTAGTCCTCCGTGTAGAAAGTGAGCGTGTGGAGCTTTTTCTTCGCATCTAATTGTTCTCCGAACATGCCGTACTGTTTGACTGGTTCGATCACGTCGCGCATGTGATGCGCGTGATAGGTGATGGTCTTGCCTTTGTCGGTGATGCTGATAGTGGCGGTCAACGGATGACTTCTTCCACTATGGCGAGATTGCTTGCCTGAATGGTTTTGCTGACGCCGTTTCTAAGGTTCTTGAATGTGAATGACCATGGTTTCATGCAGTTCTCATCTTCGAAGTCGATGATGCATTCCATGTCGTCCCAATGGTCACGCCATGGGGAACCAACCATTCTGGGGTCTGCGTGAGTGTAGACGATGATGCCTTTCTCACGGTCGGTGTGCGAGTATGCGAATCCGAGATCAATGAGTTTGACCGCGTATGGCGGGTTGGAGAGGTCGATGTTCAAGCTTGTTCCTCCTGTAGGAGCATCCAAATGTTCGTTTCCTTTTCGGGGTTTCTGACGGCGAGCTTGTACACGTCGGACAGCCGGTAGCGTTGCTTGCGCGTGTCTTTGACCGGCGTGACGGGTTTCAGGTCTCCCCTGCTGACCCAACTGCGCATGGTGCCGGGTTTGACGATGATGCCGCATTGCAGGAGCAGTCTGCGGATTTCGGCCTGCGTGCCGGTAATGTGCGTGGCGAGGAGTTTGCGTCGCCTGTTCTCACGGATGGCGGAGACCGGATACACTTGACCGCAGTCGGGGCATTTCGGCGCGAACGTGGCGTTTGGAATGACTTTCACGATGCGATGGCAGTCGTCGGTCGGGCATTCGCCGATGATAATCTGGTCTTCGAGGGTGAAGTCGAGGAGTTCCTGAGCCTTGCGTCGGATACGGTGGATGATTCGCATGTAGGTTGGTGTTGCCTTGCTGGTCTTCCACTTGTCGGTGAGCCGGATGTTGCGGATAAGTGTTTCGAGTTTCCGGTCGTATGGGGCGGTCACGTTCAGGCATCGCGCGTATTCGTTGATGATGTCACGGAGGCTTGGAATGTCGTCCATGCCGTTGCCTTCGATGAGTTCGAACGCGGTTTCGCGTAATGGTGCCGGGGAGGTGGCGAGTCCATTATGCCCGCCACCTCCGCCGTTGCCTGTCTTGTCCATGCGGTTTGTGCGCCATTCGAGGTCCTGCAAATGGTTTTCGAACCATTGCAGATCGAATTGGAGTTGGGTTTCGCAGGATGTGCAGAGGATATGCTTGTCGTCGGTTGTTTTCCAGCATGCCGCGCATGTGGTTTGCGTCAAGTGTTGGCTCCTTGGTTGCGTTTTGGGTGTGTTTGGTCTTGTTGCCTCAACCCTTTGTTTGCAACCGTTGGGCGACTTGTCCAGTATAGTGTGTGTGTCAGATTAGCGTTGGCTGTTCCGTATCCTGTTGTGGATGGTCGTCTTGTTGGAGCCGGTGTGATTCGATGTCGAGCACGAGCCGCTTGTCGATGTCGAGCAGGCGGCTGATCTCGTTGGCATCGTATCCTATCGCATCCATGTTGAGTATTTGCTGACGGATTCGATAAGACGGATACGCGCTCATTTCTTTTCCTTTTCGATCACGTACAACACGACGGCTTCATTGTCCAATGCCAGTGGGTTCGCTGCCGTGACGTTGATGATTTTCCACCCATCGTCCAAATAGTCGATGAGTTTAGAATCATTCTGCACACGCACACCGTTACCGTTGAACTTCGTGTATACGGGGATTAGCTCATGTTCCATTATTTCGTTTCCACGTCCTTGCCGCTAGCATTGTCCCAATCGCAGGAAAGACCGCCTCCTCCCTTGTAGGTGTCGAAGTTGATGCATGTCACGGTTCTGCCGTCGTGCAACTTGATTCTGCACTCATCGGCCGTGAAGTCGCCTCGCACATCAATGCAGTTGCTACCGTCTTCAACATCGTCAGCATCCGCTTCATTACCGCATCCGGCCAGTGGGAAAACCATCGCTACGGCCATAAGCACGGCCATTAGCCCCCGTCGAATATTCCTGTTTCCTATCATTTCGTCTCCTTGCTTTCCATGAATGGATTATCGGCCTGCATTCGCTCGCATTGCCTTGCCGTCTTGCGTGTGATCCATTCATCCAACTGCGCGTCGGTGATGCCGTACATCTCCTTGAGCAGATGCAGGCAGATGGTCACATCGGCCATTTCCTCCGCGAGATTGTCGGTTGCGTCAGGCTTGCCACGAAGACACTTACTGATGGCTTGAATGAGTTCGGAACATTCCTCCATGCAGACGATGCTTTGCGCCTCCTTGCCGTATTTTTCGATGCTTTCATGCCACACCGCATGCTGCTTATCGTCGTTCATCGGTTTGTCTCCTTCATGTTCGTATCCTCGCTTTGCTCGGTGGTTTCGGTTTCATCTTCAAATGGGACTGCCAGCTTCACGTGGCTGTTCATGATTGCGATGCGACCTGGATCTTCAAACCACGTAAGGCCTCCTGCGTAATACTCGCATCCGCTAGACGCGTATCCGCAAGCAATCCCATAGATCCCGTCGCAGCGTTCTTTCCATCCGCTTTTCAGGTAGTATGTTTCGTTCGTGTCGAGTTCCACGCGCAGACCCATGTCATGCGGGAGAAGGTCTAACACACCGCTCATTTTGTGTCCTCGCTTGTGAGAATCGCTAGTATGGTGTCCTCGCATTCCGGTTTTGGCAGTGGTTGCGGTGTGCTCATATCCTCGTAGTACTTGTTTAGAGCGTGCAAGCTTGTTTGCGTGTCTGGGTTGTCGGAATCGTAAAATACGGTCAGCCAGTCATACTGTGAGTTTTGCACGTATCGCAAGTGCAGTGGACAGAAGAATCGCGGCTCATTATCATTTGCGAACAGGCACAACCAGTCTTCGTCGTTGGTAATGTCCATGATTGCGTTTTCCTCGCTCGTTGCCCAGAAGTCGTACTGCATGCAACAGCCCGGGTAGTCACATTTTGCCAAGTAGGTTGTTCTCACTCTCATGCTCATTTCGTGTCCTTCTTCTTGTATTCGTCTACTAGTTGTTTCCACTGTATGCTTGCGTATGCGGGGTAGCTAAACCAGCTAGTAGCGATATGACCACGTGGGCATTGGAGCCGGTAGACGGTGAGTTTTGTAGTGACTTTACGGCTCTCATGGTATTTCCTCGTTTCCGCTCCCTTGATTACTGGCAGTCTGCCGCACATTGGACACCCATATTCGTTGTATTTGCGTTTGAACCACATAACTATTCCTTCGCGTCCTCGCTTTGATTGGGTACCTCACTGGGCATGGTGCCGGAATAGCCAAGCATGGACCGGCAGTGGTCGATGATATGGTCAAGCAGTCGAGCTTGCATTATGACGCCATACACGAAAGCCTCACTGCCATCAAGCAGGTCGTTGGAATATTTGATTATCGGATTGTCAGACCGGATGACCGACTCCAAATCGGCATAGGCTTCTTCCGCATCCTCTCCCGGCGCTGGTTCAATGTCGGCAAGGATTTTCCTCCGCTGGTTCTCGCACCAGTCGATGATCTCGTTCAACGTCTTGTCTTTTTCACTCACGTTCGTAGCCATTGTTGTTCCTTACTGCTCTTATCGTTCTTATCGTCATGGTCGAAAATGCATACAAACACGCCCAACAGCATGAGCACGCAGAGTATCGCTATCACACCCAATGTGATGACGATGAACACGCTTGAAATATTCCAGCAAACATCAGCCAGACTCATGATTTCTTCTCCTTGCGGAATTGTCTGATAGCATTTTCCGCGTCGTAATAGCGGGCGACAATGCGTACCCACGAATCGAACGCAGCTTCGGCAGTCTGACACACCTCGCCTTGAAGGCACCTAAGGTCGCACTCATACCGGTAGACAGTATGACGTGGATTGTGATACGTGCATTTGCCGGTGACAATTATCGGCGCGTGACCGCAGTATGGGCATCTGAGGTAACTTTTCGGCTCCTCCTGCTTTTTCTTCTTCCGTCCGAACATCACTCACCCTTCAACGGATATGGCGCAGTGGTTGGTGTAAGCGGGAACGCACGCGGATACAGGCAGTCAAGAACCGTCCTCCACTTCGCGTATTCGCGGATGCGCTTATCAAGATCAGTCATTGGTTGCTCCTTACTGTAGGAAGTCTGCTTTTGTGGATTCCATTAGTCCGATAAGCTCGTAGACACTCGCGTGCTCGCTTGAAACGTTCGAGGAATAAGACACTCGTGAATCCCCGATTATCGGCGTGGTGTCCACGCACAATATCCAAGGGGTGAAGTCTCCGACGATTTCTCCGATGGCCTTGCGTAGCTTGTCTCGCTGCTCGTCGGTCAGCTCATAGTCAGAATCCTCAATATCATTCATGGCTTCCCCACATTCCTTCTTCGTTGGTTGCATAGTTCTTGCATTGGAATATCCGCGCCAATTTCTGAGCATCCCTGAGAACCTTCCACAACGCATATAACCTTGATGCTCTCTTGCTTATCGGATAGTCGCGTGTGGCACGGAAAAGCCAAGTGTTCTCGATCACGTCCCAATGCCATAAGACCAATTCATATCCATCAAAGGTGTGGTCAGGCATTATGTAGCTGTGACGGATGCTGACCGCGTATTCGTTGTTCACTGCTTCACCTCGTTGAGTATGAGTATCGAATCGTATGCTCTGCATAGTTGGTTCTCACCACCGTTGAGACTGATGATGACCGGCTGGAACACTCCCCCGAAAACCAGTTGCACCATGCTGCCGCTGCCGTTACTGAACTTCGTGGTCATCGATTGGAGGAAACCGTCGATAGTGGTTCCCTCAACGGTGGTGGCTATCGCACGCTTGCCAGCGAGGAATGACGATGGCAGGTGCTGCCAGTCGGTGATATGGTCATGCACATTCATGGTCGAACACCCCGTCGAACACCCCGTTTTCCAATCGTGCAAGCAGGTCTTTGCCGAAGTTGATTCCCGCCCCGCAGACGGCATTCTCGATGTCTTTCGTATGCTTGTCGGAAGATGGGTTGTCCCGCACTGTCTCACACTCATGAATGAGCGTGTGCAAAAAGTTGATGAGGTTGGTCAACCGACGCTCCGCACGAGATGTATCGTTAAGATTCACTGGTATCAGCGGGAAAGCGTCAGCATCGAACGTGCGTTTGACCACACTCCAGTCCATCGTTTCCAAATCCCCGTCAACGAACAATTGCGCATCACAGTCGATATTGTGAATGTGCCAAGCGTCACCGTCATAGCTCAACAGGTCTTCACCATCCCGAGTCACATACCAGCCCGGTTCGGTGGGCATGTCATCAGACGAATGCGCCTGATCGTGCATGGCCTTCACCTGCTTGTAGATGTCATCCAGTTCCCTCCCGTCGAACTCCACGGTCAGACAAGTGCAAGCCTTGTCGGTAAACAGGTGAGGCATTGTTTTGAAATCAATGCTTCTCAACATTTCGCTCTCCTTCTTCGTTGAACGATGCCTGTAGAGTGTCCGCGAACACATGCAATGCGTCTTTGACCTTCTCATTGAAACCGTCCGGCACGTCCGCCGTGACATGTCCCTGCTGCATGTTGTCGAGCTTGTTGTCCGTCTTCGTGTACATCGGCACATCCACTTCGACGGATGCAAGCTCGATCTGCGGATAGTCGAACGCGCGCACACGGAACGTGACCTTGCTCGTGCCGACTTTCACTCTGTCGCTCATTGGTGTCTCCTTGGGTTGATTGTTCTGATGGTTCTTGCCGGACTCTCATAAGCGGTACGCACCTCATACGGCCTGTGGTGGGAGTCGGCGCTCTCCTGTGCCGTATCCGATGCCTCTTGGAGCGTCTTGTACACTCGGCATGTATGCAGTCCCGTATCACCCTTCGGCCAGATGATGTAGCCGGTCAAGATGCTTGTGTCCAACATGCCCACGTCGTTCATTGGTATTTCTCCACGGTGTTGCAGCCGATGGTCGTGCCATGGTCGGTCAGACATGCCCATGCCACGTCGCCGGTCTTGACCGTCTTCATGCCGTAATCATGATGCGTGCCCACATACCAGTACGAGTAGATGCTTACTCCCATCAGGAAGAGCGTTGCGGCGAGGGATACCACCAGTACGACAATCAGAATTTTCTCAACCTTGTCCAAGTCGCCCATCACTCACCGTCCTTTGCGATGGTGGCACCCATGGCTTCCCGATACTTCTTCGTCCGTTGGAACCGGTCGGCGAGTGTGTTCGCGGCCTTGTCGATGATCTCGTCCTTGCGTTCTTCGAGGAAGCTATGCAAAGCGTCCTCCATCAAGGTCTTCCACATGTTTTCCCGCGAATACGCGTTGGTGTGCGCGAAAACACTGTCCACGGCGTTTTTGGCGAGCTTGTTGAGCACGTCCGTGTAGGCGTGTTCCTCGATACGGTTCTGAATGGTCTTGTCGTCAATGTTGATGGCGAACTGCACGATATGTTCCATGATTACTTTCCTTCCTTTTCGATTTCATTGATCTTTTCGGTCAGCACTTTGACCGCCTTCTTGTAGCATCCCCACTTGATTTCATTCCAGAATGGTTCGAGATCGGCCCAGTTCTCGGCTTCTAGAATGCCGAGAAGCCTGATTGGTCTGGCTTCGATGATGTCGGCGTTCTGTCCGCAGTGCGCGGCAAGGAACGGTACGTTATGGTCGAGCGCATCATTGATGAACCAGAGCGCCTTTTTCAGGTCTTCTACACCGTTCTTGTGCTGCCACCTGAAGCAGTATTGGACGGCTTGCCCCCAGTCGCTTGACAGCAGGCGGGATAGTTCGATGCATTCGAACGGGCCATCCTTGTAATGCGATGGATTGATATTGTCAGTCATTTAACGCCATCCTTGCCTTCTCGAACGCCTGATGCACGATTTCCATGTGCAGTCGTTCGCCTTCCTTGGTCGTCTCGAATCGGTCATTCACTTGACGGATGAACTTATTACGAAGCAGTGCCCTGCTTGTCTGGTTATCGACGGCCTGATATTGTCCCTGCATATTGCTCACGTCAGCGAGCATTTCCTGCTGTTTCGGGCTGAGTGTCCACATCATCGGCTCCTTTCGCAGATTGTTTCCAATGTCGGGTGGTATTCGTATGTGAGTGGATGCGAGTAGTAGTCGTCCCAATACTTGTTGAAGTTCCTGTTGATGCCACGTTCCGCGATGTTCGGCCTTCGTATTGGCTCTCCCCTGTCCAATCGTCTGATCGCGTCGGCGGTCTCGATGCCTTGCTCGGTCGGCTTGTAGGTGCCGTCCGCGAGGGGGATGATGAGACGCCTGTCGATGAGGGAACCCAACGTGGCCCACGGTTTCGCATAGGCCGCGGATGATGGCATTCGATGCGTTTCGACGATGCGGACAAGCATTGACGCTTGGGTGTCTCGCAATCGTTGTCCGTGGATGTTGTAGATGTTTCGTTTCATGACTGGTGCCCGTCGTTCATCGTCCGGTCGAGCCGAATCCGTTCCCTCCGCGTTCCGTCGTGTCGGTAAATTCGACGACCTTGCGGATTCTGGGGGTTTCCACCGGCGTGATGACGAGTTGCGCGATACGGTCGCCGCAACGGAAGTTGACGCGGCTAGTTGACGTGTTATGCAGGATGACTTTAATCTCGCCACGGTATCCGGCGTCGATGATGCCGCCGAGGATGTCGATGCCGTAATTCCTGGCAAGGCCGGAACGTGGACAGACTCGTGCCATGTAGCCTTCGGGCAGGTCGATGGCGATGCCGGTTCCCACCGTGATGCGTCCTAGTCCGTCGATGTGGAAGTCTTCGATGCAGTGTAGGTCGAGTCCGGCGTCCGCGTCGTGGGCGCGGGTGACTGTGGCGTTTGGGGTGAGCGGTTGGATTTCAAGGGTTTCTAGGGTCATTTCACTGTCCTTGCTGGTTGCTGATGGTTTCGTATTCGGAGATGTCTCGGTTGAGGCAGTCGGTTGTGCGATGCGTGGTTTCGTGGCCGCAATCGTATGGGTCGCCGCCTTGAGCCAGTTCCAAGAGTCGGAAACTGGTAAGGTCGAGCCGCCTGTGGCTGAGCTTGTGGAGGATGCCGCTCGTGTTGGGCATGTTCACGTCGAGCCATCGGATATCGAAGTGGACGTTGGTTCCGGCCGGATGCATGAGACCGGGGTCGAGGCCCGTGTCGATGAGCCAGACGGCCATCTGCTTGTCCACGTTTTTGAGCGTGTCTTCCGCGTTCATGCATTCGCTGATGAGTCCGTTTCTGGAATGCATGTCGATGGTCGTGCTGTTGAACGCGCGGATTGGCGTATTGTCATCGAAACGGATGACCCTATGGAATATCAGGTGGTCGTCGGCGAATGGCACCTGAAGGCCCTTCATGTCGGTGATTCTGGCTTCGACTTCCAGTAGATTGTCGGACATTGGGTCGAGTCCGCTGGTTTCGACATCGAACCAGATGAGAAAATTGTCATCCATTGTTGGCTCCTTGGATTCTCGTAATCGTTGGATATAGGTTTCCAGTCCGGTCAGGTCCACATGCGTGGGAGGCTGTGGTTCGAGTTCCTTGAGGATTTCGGCTTCCTTGTCCCTTCGCCGCGTGTACCGCCAGTAGGCGGCTTTGCTTTCGTGGATGCCGTACTTGTTGGTTTCCTTCCATTTGCTCATGGTGTTTTGAACAGGTCTCCCAGATCGTCGTCCACGGTTGGCTGGCATGCGATGGGCTTGGATGCGATTTGCGGACGGTCGGCCTGTTCGAGGGCCTTGCTGACGGCTTCGCCCAACTCTCGGGCTTCCCGCGCGGTGCCGAAGACGACGCGACGTTTGAACTCCCAATAGTCGTCCGCCGTGACGTGATGCTTGGCGGCGAGCTGCTGGATGGTGTTCTCGTCCGGCACCCGGCTGGCGCGGATTTTCTTGCAGAGGATGTTGATGTCGGCGGCACGCATCCACTTGTCCGATTTGGTCGCATAGAATCTCACGACCGCCGTCCGCATGTCTTGGATGCTGTTGCGCTTGTCGAGTTCGCGGTAGAACTCATCCAATTGCAGGTCGTCCCATTGGGCGTTGCCGTGATGCGCGTTGATCGTGGTCAGCAGCATCGCGGCCTCTCCTTTGGTTATCATCCTGTTCCTCCCATCGCCCGTTGGCGTTCCTCGTCGCTCATGTACTGCCATGCCCTGTTGAGGTTCGCCATGCGGTTCGATTCGTTGCGGCTCATCATGGTCGGATTGGTGCGGAGGGTGAGGGATGGTCGGATGTCGTATTCGTTTTCCCATCCCGCCGCGTTGAGCCATGTGGCCGCGTATTTGACGTATTTGGGTTCGGTTCCTTCGACCTCGACCTGTCTGGCATAGGCTCGGGCGCTGTTGATGATGGTGTCCGCGCCCGTGTCTTGGATGGCGTTCTTCCATGCTTTCCAGGCTGGACGCTTGTCAACGTGTCGTGGATACGCTTTCCAGAAGGTTTCGAAATCGGCGGAATATTTGTCGTCGGATGTCTGTCGTGCGCGGCTGCGGCGTTTGCGTGCCGTGTTGCTGGCCGTCCGGTCGGCGAGTTCTTTTCTGGTGTGGTTCCCGTTCGACTGGTATTCGTTGATGCGCACGCCGGTGATGGTCTGTTGGAACAGGCCGATGTCGATGAGGGTTTCGATCTCCTGTTCGGATGCGCCAAGCGTGTACGTCAGCTGGTCGGTGTCGATGTCTCCGTCCGTGAGGTTGCAGCTGCACCAGCTCAATGCCATGACGTAGATGAGCGCCGCTCTTGGCATTTCATCACGGAGCCTGCATATCCTCGCGTCGGCCCAGAATCCGTTGTCGAGTCGGGTGTAGCCGTCCCTCACTTCAGATTCTCCCGTCATGTCATGAGTCCTATTCCGATGTCGATGAGGATGGTTATCGAACCGACCTCCACTAGGGTCATGCCCAATATCCACAGCCAGTCGCCTGACGGCCTGTTATGGTCGATGAGGTTCAACGAGCCGATCATGATGACGAATCCGATGGCACTGACGATGAGGGCGCATGTGGCGACTATCGCGGTCATGATTGTCCTTCCGGTCCGAGTGGCAGTCCGTCGTTGAGGATGAGTGCGAGGCTTTTCAATGTGACGCACACGAGTTGTTTGCGTCTGCCTAGGAACTCAGTCCTGATTCGTGGGGTGAAGTACCTGTCGTTGTCTGCCAACGCGCACATGGTGTTGTATGTGTCCCAATCCGTGTAGGCGAGCTGCCTTCCGATTCGTTCGAGCGTGGATAGGCCTACGCGTGGCTTCTTCTGCACGACCCACGGGTATGGGCTGTCAAGGTTTCCGGCTTCCTCGACCGCCTCGTTGTAGTGTTTCGTGGCGTCGAGGAGTTTGGTGTTCTTGACTTCCACGCATACCGGCTGTCCGTGGAAGAAGATGTTGGCGATGTCGCCTAGGTCGTTGCTGCCGTGGAGGCGGCGGCGGATGATGCGCTGGTCGTTCAACGCCCATTGCAGGTAGTGTTCCACCGCCGTTTCCATTGCCGTTCCGGCTTTTTTGGCCGACTGTCGATTGCGTGACATCAGAACGCCGGTTCTCCTGCGGACTGTCCGAATCCGTCGAATCCGCCGCCACTCCACGGGTCGGGGCCTGCCTGCTGCGGCATGGCGGGAGCGGGAGCGGATGCGGCCTGGCGTTGGCCGTACTGCTGGCTTGCGTTCACCAGTTGGGCGGTGCCCCATCGGAGACTCGGACCGATCTCACGGACGTTGACCTTCTGCGTGTAGTGGGTGACGCCGGACGAATCCTCGAAACGATCATCGGACTCGTTGCCGATGACGATGTACTCGTCGCCTTCCTTGATGCTGTTCTGGATGTGCGTGGCGAGATCGTTCCATGCTTCGCAGGTGCGTGAGCAGGATGCGCCGTAACCCCATGAGCCGTCCGGGTTCTTGACCCTGTTGGAGCAGAGGATGCGGAACTGGATGTAGTTCTTGCCGTTCTTCGTGGTTCCGGCGTTGAACAGGTTGCCGTCCTTTTTGATTTTGACGATTCGTCCCACGAGGATGATGGTCGGAGTGCTCATTGCTTGTTCTCCTTGTCGTGTCGTGGATGGGTTTCGAGTCCGACCCATCCTTGCTGGTCTTTGGCTTTCATGTTTTTGAGACGGTCGGCCGTCTTGTGTCTGTTGGCCGCTTCGACGTTGCACATGACCATGTGGCTTCGCGCTGCGGCGCAAGTGCTTTTGCCGCATTTACGGCAGTATGGGATGAGTCCCGTCTTGACTGGATTGTGACGCACGCAGTATGCGCACGTGCATCCGGCTCGTCTGGTGATGTTCAAAGTTCGCCTCCGCAGTCCGCTTCCTTCGGTTGTTCGAGACCGAGCGTGCAGTAGTGGAGAGGCATGTCGTTTCGGACGTGTCTCTCGGACATGACCTCGCCGCTCAACACCGGAATGAACCGCGATTCCCATGGGTCCTTCAACGAATGCGAGTCGAAGTCCGGTCCCATATAGGCGATGAGCTTCCACACGCCGCAACTGTCGAGGTAGTACAGGTTCGTCTTGTCCTTGTTGCGGTAGAAGCCCGGACGGGTCGGCAGTTTCTTCTCGCAGAGGCGTTCGAACGGGAATCGTTTCGAATGGCCGCTGCTGAAGGCGAATGCCTCGGTGGTCTGCTGCAAGGCGTTCGGCGGAACGTTGCCGTGATGGTTCAGGATGGGCGTCCAAGTGTCGCCCGCGTGGAGCCATACGCTGCCGGTCGCGGCCTTGTAGAATCCGTTGGCCTTGGGCAGCTGCTTCTCCCACTCCTCCGCTTGGGTGTCGGTGGTTGGCTTGTCCACGTCGGCGGTGGGGGTCTCGTCCTTGACGAGCTTCGTCTTCAATTCGGAAACATCCAGCTCCACGCCGTCGTCGGGATTCTCTTCGATGGAGATGATCGTGTTCCAAGTGACGTTCAGGTCACGGTCGAATCTGATGGCCGGGCATAGGATTCTCTCATCGTCGTCACGGACGACGAAATACTCGTTGCTGGTGGTGATGAGCGCCAATAGTATGAGATCACGGAGCACAAGGTTGTCACCGGCGAGCGCGTCATTCGGGCCGATGTGCTTCAGCTTGCCGGTGACGTGCTGTCTGTTTTCGTCTTCGACGGTGACGGTCATGTTGGCGGTCGAGATTCTGAGCGCGTCGCCGTAGGTGAGTTTCTTCGGGTTGTATTTCATTGTGCTGCTCCTTGCTGCTGCATGTGCTTGTGGTATTCGTTGATGAATGTTTGGGCCTGCACCGCCGTGAGGCTTGCGCTTGTGACCGTCTGGTCGTGGAGGATTTTCTGGATGAACGCGTCAGCTTCATCCGGTTTGATCTGGCAGGCGCGGAGGATGTCGGTGACTGTCTTCAACTGGTCGGGACTGGCCGGACCGTTGGATGGAGCCTGAGCCGCTGCCTGCTCCGGCTGGCCTTGACGGACCTGCGGAGCGTATTGCCGTGGCTTCTGGCGTGGCTGCTCGTCAACCACTTCGGCTTCGACCATTTCCTCTTCGGTCTCGTTGTTGGTCTGCTGCATCTCGTCGGTCGTGTACAGGCCGCTCAAATCCTGTGGGAACGCCTTGCGTAATGCGAGGGCTTCCGCGCATTTCGCGATCATGGTCACCGGCTTCGAGGTCCACATGCTGGTGGGGACCTGCCTGTGGAGATTCTTGTCGTACCGGGTTCCGACGTATTCCCTGTAGAGGGCCACGCCGGTGAACTCGCCTTCGCCACGGCGGACGGTGACTTTCGCCGCGACCGGAGGGGTCTGGGCGATCCACACGTCATGCCAGACGCCATCCTCTCCACACCAGAGGGTTTCCGGTTCGCTGAACAGTTCATGGTTCCTGTCCGCCGCGCGACGGGCGATGAGACGGAAACCGTCAATGCCGACTTGGATTGTCTGCTTGGAAACATATTCGTTGCCTTGCTTCTGACGGCGTTCGATCAGGTAGATTTGACGACTGAAAGGGTCAAGTCCGGTACGCTGGCATTGGTGCAGGAACACTGCCAAGTCGGCTGGCTGCGCGTTCTGCACTCCAAGTTGGGACAGTGCCGCGAGCTGGGCGCGGCTCCAAGTGTCCTGCTCGTTGGTGATGGTAAGGCTTTTGCACATGGCTACTCTTCCTTGGTCGAAGTGAGCATCTGGAACATCTTCGGGGCTATCTCGCTGGTGAACGCCTTGTCCACGAATCCTCTCGTGGTGCGAAGCGTGACGGTCTGGGCGCGTCCCGGCTTGAACTCGACGCCGGGTGGGAGTTCGCCGTCATGGTCTGCGATCATGTTCTTCAGATAGGCTTCCGACTTCGCTTCGGGGCGTGGCATCCACACGGCCTCCGCAGCATCGTTACCACCGGGGATAAGGAAACGGCTGTCATGCAGCATGGCACCATACGCACGCTCGTCAACGACCACGTAATGGCCTTCGGTGCCTTTGCTGAGACTGATTTCACCCGCATCCAGTCCGGCGAACACGGCGCGCTCCTCATCGCCGCCGTCATGCGAGCGCCGCCATTCTTCCTTTGCGGCTTTGAGGGCTTCGGCGCTTCGTTTGTTCAGTGCGGTGAGTCCGGCAATGGTGGAGTTGAGTTCGTCCGGGTGGAGGCTGCTGAAGTCGTATTCTGGATTGTTGGTCATTGTTGTTCCTTGGGTTGGTGTTCGATGGTGTCTACTGCGAGCTTGTAGAAGCTCACGTCGGTTCTGAGGGTTTGGTTCTCGTGTTGGAGTCGTCTGTTTTCCGTGGCGAGTTTCCGGTTCTCGTTCCAGAGGGTGTGGATGGTGAGCGCGCAGTCGTCCAGGAAGTCGTCAACTTGGTCAGCGTCGTATCCCATGAATGGGAATGAGGGTCGGAATTGTCTGTCGCGCACGTCTTTCGGGGTGACTAGTCGTCTGGTGGTCATTGTTTGATCTCCTTTGCTTGGTCCTTGATTTCGTAGAATCGGAGTAGGAGTTCCTTTTTTGTGAAGAGTTTGTTTTGTCCGGATTGGTATCCGAGGAACCCGTACAGGTCTTCGAATGTTTTCTTTCCTACCTTCGTGAAGGCGATCGCCTCGTCTTTGGTGAGGATGCCGTCTTCGAAGATGATGGGTGCCGTCAATTTGTGTGTGCTCCTTCCTTGGATTGGTGGTTGGGGTAAGCGGGTTGCGGCATGACGCTGGACGGTTGGCTCGCAAAAGGGTGTGCGGGGCGACTGGGAAAATAAGGGAACCAGTCTGGCCGACCATCGTTCCCGATGCGGAACGGAGAAAACCAAGTGAAAAACTTCGTCCCGATGGGTGGCGTTGACGTCATGCCGCTGGCGTCCAAGCGCGGATTCGGACCGCGAGCCGTTCGAGATCATCGTCGGATACCTTTGAGTACAGGAGAAGATGTGGTGTCTGGTTCAATTGGCGATGGTCTTGTGGTACGGTTCCTGTTCCCACTGCGTGGGCTTGGACGATTGCCGTGGCGGCGCGTGTACGCAAACGCTTGTGACGGTTCGTTTGGATGTGTTTCGCCACGGCATGGAACATCATGGGATGTTCCATCTTTGCCAGCCGGTGAACGTGGATATTCGATAAACGTTCAATTTTCCACTGTTTGATTGTTTATCGGAGTGGCTGGCGAAGCTTATGGGTCCCCATCCGGGTTGCAGGCGGATGGGGAAGAATCATTTGCTGTCGGCGAGCGCCTTGGCGATTGTCGGCATACTTGAGGCTTCCAGTGGGATGAGCGGGAAGGCTGAATCTTGGAGGTCTTCGACCAGCTGCTCCCAGTTAAGGTATCCACTGAACTTGCTGTTATCGTAGTGCAAGTCACCCCAACAGCTGATTTTGCTCATGACGGCAGGCGTGTTCGTCACGTATGACCATTCGCCGTCCGTGTCATGGAGAATCAGGTATAGTTTACCGTCGCGTGGGATGAAGAATCCATGCGATTGCGGTTCAGGTGGCAGTGGCTTTTTGTCAGGCTCGTCGTCAGAGTCGAGGCTGATGCCCATGGCTTTGATGCGGTCGAAGAGGACGTGCAAGTAGTCTTGCATGATGTAGAGTTGGGCGACGATCATGCCGCCAAGGCATTTCGGCTTGGACTCAAGCTCTCCCATCTTGTATCTGATGACGGCATCATCGAGTTTGCTGATGCGTTCCTTGAGTTCGTGGTATTCTTCGACCATGCGGGTCTTGTAATCGTCTTTCATTACTGTCTCCTATCGTGATTGCCCGTGCACGTCGGACGCCCATTGGATGAACGCAGCCAGTTTCGATTCTGGAATCTCATACAATGTGCTCGTCTTTTTTCCGTCCTTTTCGACGATGGATGCGCCTTTCCGCTCGTTGATGCGGAACACGCAGTGTCCGCCAGTGTCAAGAACGAACTCCTGTGGTGGTGCGGGAGGATTTAGCAACGTCATGCCGCTACCTCCGCGTCAAGCGCCTTGTCCAGGGCGATCTCGCCAAGACGCTTGTGCAGTAGTGCCAACCCCTTGCGGGTTATGCGCACGGTGGGAGGGAAGGCGAACTCCGTGCCATCATCCTTGACTCCATGCTTTTAGGACATGACCATCACGAGATGACCGGCAGCGCAATGCTCTGCGGTTGCCCGCCAAGAGCCACCGGATTTGAAAATCCAGTTGTGGTCGGCCATCCATTCGCGTAACTGTTTTTCCTTGATGGGGGTTCCGGCGTTCGACAGAACCTTTGCCGCGTCGCGGACAAGCAGCCTGTCTTCCACGTTCGTGAAATCATCAAGCGCTTGAGCCTTCGGCTCCAGTTCCCTGATATGCTCGCACTGTTCGGCGATGCGTCGCTTCTGCGCCTCCATGGTGCGTTGGCCGATCATCACGGCCTTCGCGAGGATAGTCATGTCATCATCCGCGTCCGTGGTTGGGATGTAGCCGCCAGTCCTGCGAATCTGCGGCAGCACCTCATGCGTCACCCAACGCTGGAACTCCTTCGCTTCCGGCTTACGCGAGCGCATGACCAGACGATACAGGCCAGGCTCGCTGATGATGTACGCCTGCTGCCGACGGCCAATCGAATCGATGACTTCAGTAGTACTGAACTCGTCATCATCAAACATTTTGACAGTCTCGGTTGGATTACCGAGGTCAAGGATGCTCATGCAATCCTTGAGTACGAACCAAGGCTCCCCCGCCATGTTGGTCAGGGCGCGTAATGATTCGCCCTTGAACTCGAATCGTTGGATTTCATTGTTCATTTGGAGTCTCCTTAGTATTCGGCTGCTTCGATGCGGGTGATGAAGAAGTGGATGCCTGGAGCGCATTCGTTCCACCGGTTGGTGTCGAAGTTTTCGACGTGCACGGTTTCGCCTTTTTTGTACGTGAAGTCTGTGTCGTGTCCGCTGTATGCCGTGGTGTCTGACGGGAGGCTGTTGCCTTGCTTGTCTTGCAGGTCGAGCACTCGTGCTTTGCTGGCGCGGCATTTGCGCCCCGTGGCGTTGGAGCGTTGCGCGTCGGCCGGAATGAGGAGCTTTACGATGACTGATTTCGGTGGCATTGTGTCGTCTGTCCATGCTTTTTTCCAGCCGATGATGTCGCCTTCGTCCGGAAGGATGCTGGTTTTGGCGATGCTGAGTTGTACATGGTTGGCATCGCTCAGGTTGGCGCAGCGCAGGTCGGCGTAGCGCAGATCGGCATCGCTCAAGTCGGCACCGCGCAGGTTGGCGTGGCTCAGGTCGGCGTAGCTCAGGTCGGCATCGCTCAGGTTGGCGTGGCTCAGGTCGGCGTAGCTCAGGTCGGCACCATGCAGGTTGGCACCGCGCAGGTCGGCGTAGCGCAGGTCGGCATCATGCAGGCAGTCATATCCATGCTCTTTGAGGATGGCTTCGATGTTGTCGCCTTTGAGAGTGCCGTGTGGTGTGGTGATTTTCATTGGTTGTCCTTTTGCTCGTTGGCGTTGCGTGGTGTGGTTAGGCGGCAAGAGCTGAGATGACATTGTTTTCGTCGTTGGCGGCAGTGAAGATGTCAGCCAACGAATCCCATTCGAGAGGCGCAAGCAGCTTATCGAGAACCGAAACCTGCCATCCGATCTTGTTGGAAAGATAATGGCTTAGAGACGAGGTGCTGATACCCATATTCTTCGCCAGAGTCTTCTGGTCAAGTCCGAGACGAAGCATCCGAACCCTCACTGCTTTCGAGATAAGCTCATTGCTTGAAGCCATTCCGAAACCTCCATTTCAAATATTTGAAGTTCACAATCGGCGTTATTCAGTTTTTGTTTTGCTGACTTTCATATTACTTCAAATATTTGAAGCGTCAAGCTCGACACTCCGTAGTTCACTTCGAATATTTGAAGTAAGATTTTTTATATGGACATTACAATTACAAGGTCAGATAAGCAGGTTAAAGCCTATCTGGACGACCAGCTAGTAAAGAACAACATAAACCAAATCGACGTTCAGAAGGCACTTGGAAGGTCTTCAGGATACGTGAGCGAGCGGATGTCCGGCAAGCGGTCCTGGGCCGTAAGCGAGCTGGACCGCATCGCTCCTCTGCTGAATCTTCCAAACGCGCTTTCGATACTCGCCGCCGCGTCGTCATACGACGTGCGCTAAAATCAACCCATGACACCTCCTTCGAGGATGTCCACTAGGGCTACGCCGACTCTGCCAAGACGGGGCGTAGCCCTTTTCTTTTAAAACTCATTCAAACATACGTTCGTTTTAATTTCAGATAATACACCAGAAACGTACATATGTTCGATTCAACACGCCATCATGCCCCTCCCTTTAAGTGAAATAATGAGAACCACGCGAGTTGCAAGGAGTGGGTATGTCATTGAATTTCGTCGCAGTCGATTTTGAAACCGCGAACCAACATCACGCATCTATCTGCGCAATGGGATTAGTCAAAGTGTCAGACGGTGAGATAGCCGCCAGATTCTCCACTCCAATTCGACCGCCACATGGCCTGGACTACTTCAGTGAAATCAACACTCATATCCATGGCATGACGGAAGAAGACATCAAAACCGCGCCGATTCTTCCCATGGCTTTCCTTAGCGCATACACCGAATACATGCCAGACAACGAAGTTTTTGTTGCTCACAGGGCTTCATCCGCCGATATGTCCATGCTGAGGAAAGGTCTTGGCATATACGACATTCCCATGCCGCCCAATTCTTGGCTTGACTCTTGGGAGATAGCAAAACGTTACGTTCCTGGATTAAAGAACTACAAGCTCACCACGGTCGCAAAAGAACTTGGCGTCTACGAGAAAGGACATCACGATCCGGTAGTTGATGCTGAAATGTCAGCCCGTATCGTGTTGGAGATTGCGAGATTAAACGGCATCGACAGCATATATGAATTCAATGCCACAGTCCTACATCCGTAAACCAACAAAGCCACACCCACAAGAAAAAGGATGTGAGTCCCGTGGTTGCAAGCCCGGTCAATTGTGGGGATAATCCTTGTTGAGTTATATTGCAAGAGAGCAAAGGAGAGCATCATGGGTTTTCTTATCGTCATCGCGGCTGCGTCCGTCGGTCTCGCCGTGTTCGTTCTGTTGACGCAGATGGCCGTGAGAAACGGCATCCGCATGTCCGGCCTGATCGATTGGAAGACGCAGTACGAGTTGGAGCGCAAGGTGAAGGAGCAGGCGTTGAAGTACATCAACTCGCGTAATTCAACCCATGTGGCGAACGCGTGGATTTTCCTTGGCATCGGCATCGTCCTGTGTGTAGTGGTCGTGCTCATCGTGGCGTCGTCGGACAGCATGATGTGACCGCATACAAAAAAACGGGGACATCCCTTCTATGAGGATGTCCCCGTTTTTTTATGTATCAGACGGCCACCGGTGCCTTGATCGCGGGCCATGGGTCGTAGCCGGTCAGGTGGAAGTCGTCATACGTGTACGCGTCGATGCTAGACGCCTTGTCGATGCTCATATGCGGGTACGGGCGCGGCTCGCGTTCAAGCTGCTCCACGACCTGTTCCAGGTGGTTCCTGTAGATGTGGGTGTCTCCGCCCACCCAGATGAACCGTCCTGGCCTGTAGCCGGTCTGTTGGGCGACCATCATGGTCAGGAGCGCGTATTCCGCGATGTTGAACGGCACGCCGAGGAGCATGTCGCAGGAACGCTGGTACAGCTGGCAGTCGAGCTTGTCGCCGCGCACATGGAATTGGAACAGGCAGTGGCATGGCGGCAATGCCATCCGGCTTAGGGATTCGACGTTCCAGCTGTTGACGATGATGCGTCGGGAGTGCGGGTCTTCGCGGATGGTCTCGATGGCGTTGGCGATCTGGTCGATGCCGCCGAGGTCGGTCGGCCAATTGCGCCACTGGCATCCGTAGACGGGTCCCAGATCGCCGTTGGCGTCCGCCCATTCGTCCCAGATGTGCACTCCGTGCTCCTGTAGCCAACGCACGTTGGTGTCGCCTTTGAGGAACCATAGAAGCTCGTAGATGACGCCTTTGAGGAAGACCTTCTTGGTGGTGATGAGGGGGAAGGCTTTGGATAGGTCGAACTCCATGCGTGTGCCGAACAGGCTTATGGTGCCGACGCCGGTGCGGTCGTTGGACGGGATGCCGTTTTGGAGTACGTCGAGAAGGAGGTTTTCGTATTGGTATTCGCCGCTCCACTTGTGGAGGTGGTCGGCTTCGGAGAGGAACGCTTCTTGTTCTTCGGCGGATTCGGATTGCATTGGGGGCGGATTGTCCTTCGTGGTTGCGTTTGGGGAGATGGGCGGCGGGGAGATGCCGACCGGTCGCGGAGTGCCTGCTGGCGGTTTGTCAAGCCGTTTGGCTGGCTTCTGACGCGATTTTAGCACGCGGACTTTCTTTTTGATGTGTTAATTACGAGCGAAGCGAGTAATTAAAACATTTTTTCTTTCTCGCAGGTTAAGTAAACTCTTGGGTTAATTCAAGTTCTTATAGGTTTACTTAATTCTAATATTATAAGAGTAGGTTTACTTACTAGTATTACCGTGTTTTTGCCGTTTTTTGCCTGTTTTATGTGCTGAAAACGGCGTCGTTCCAACGTTTTCTCGACATTACGGGGGGTTGCGGTCACTTGCGGTCATTTGCGGTCACGCTGCGGTCACGTGTGACCGCAACACGCAAATTTGAAATCGTTGGAAAATGGCGGTTTTTATGTTACGAACATGTAACGAGAGTGTTAATTCGTGTAAAGGGGGTATATTTTGCGTGTTTTTGGCACCGTATCAACGGTATTTATGTAGACTTTGTGGAGTCTCACATAGTGAGACAACCATACCCCCTTACTGGGTTTTGTATAGCACGAATCATGAGGGCGTTCCCATGGTCGGGTTCCCGGTCGAACGTCCATGATCTACGTCCGCTGCGGTCTTTCCTGTCCACGCCTGCCTTTCCGTTCTCTCCCCCGCTTCCGGGAGAGAATCGGCCTGCCCTGATGGTCGCGGGCGCGTCCATGCATGCGGTGCGGTCGGCATCGAACGGTCGGAGGACGGTACGCTTCTGACACGCGTGAAACGCCGGTGCGCGGTCCGCGTTCTCTCCTATTCCCTCCGCGTTCTCCCTCGCCCATGTGATATGCCAGCGGCCTTACGGCGAACGCCGCCGAACATCCCACAGATCGTCCACTGAACGCCTTATCGGCGTGTCGTGGTGCCTTTTTTGGTTTTTTCGTGATGGTTCCGCGAGTTTGTCTGAGAATTGGAGAGAATAACCGCCCTCAGCTCCCTTGGCGGCTCTCCCCGTTTCCGCCGGAAACCTTACTCCCATAAGGGTTTCCGCCTAAGCTCCTGCGACTGGGCTTGAACCAGTGACCGTCCGATTAACAGTCGGATGCTCTG